AATGCTTCAAGGTGGTGACCCCGGAGTCACAGTCCGACGCCAAGAAAGCGTTCGCTGACGCCCTCTTTGCCGGCCAAGAGGCGGCATACGGCTCATTCTACGCGAAATACACTCCACTCCCCTTCCCCAGGAAGGACTCTGCACTGGGTCGGCTAACTGCCGAGCTTGGGACCATTGGCGACGAGAAGTATGCCAAGGCACTCAAGCTAAACGGACTCGACCCCGACGAATGGGCAGGCTACAGGAACCGGGCCATCGCCGGCGAGCCGCCCGACGCCCTGTGGGAGGAGATTAAGGTCAAGGTGGGCGTCACCAACAAGGCCACCCTGGCGTCCAGGGGTGTCGGCAACCTGCCGACCCTGCGGCCAGACTCCAAGTCATACGCCACAGCCCTTGCCTACATGCTCTCCTCCTCTCTGAGTTCCTGGGAGGAGTGTGCGAAGCTACACAGGGCCAGGAGGGAAGAGATCGCGGCCAAGGCCGCCGTCCCCGACAGCATGACGGAGGAATACGCACTCGTCTGCCAGTTGGCTCAGGCCCTTGAGGAAGCCGGCTCAGGCTTGACAGCCAAGATGTTGAACGGGGCCATACGGGAAATGGCTAAAACCGACTCCGTCTACATGGTGGCTATCACCGAGTTGGCGGACCCCAAATACAAGCCCCTTCTGGCTTTGGACAAGGAAGACAGGGCCAGGCTGATGGACACCTGGCAGGCCGAGAGGAAGCTGTCCACTTCGCTGGCGGCACCGAAGAGGCCGCTCTTCGACAAGGACTACCAGATCCCATTCGGGATGACTGGTCGCGGCGAGAGCTTCGCCCTCCGCACAGACGACAGCGGGCGGCTGTGGGTCAAGATCGGTGATCATGAGGAGTTCTCATGTGCCGCCTCTGACTATTTCGGCAACCTCAAGGTTGAGGCCCTGCCGTCCGACAAGGGCTACAAGATCACCTACCGGAAAATGGTTAAGAACCGACGCCGGCAACGGGCCGGCTATAAGTCAAGCGTGGGTGGACCCCTCATCGAGGGAGAGGTGAAGCAGATCCTACTACAGAGGCGGATGAACCGCCGTGGGAAGGAGAGTTTCTACGTCTACCTGCCGCACAGCATCGCGGTAAAAGACGACCGCAGGCACCTCTCTTGGTTCTTCAAGAGGGCTGACTGGAAGGATGGCAAGGGGCTGGAGGAACTCCCAGATCAACTGATCGTGAGCGGGATCGACCTCAACATCGATCAGCCCGTTACCGTCACCAAGGCCATCGTCAGCAAAAACTACACCGAAGGGGAGATCAACTGCCCCTACGGTGGAGGCCACCTAACGGGCAAGCCCCGCTCGGTATGCCCCGACACGCCCATCTCGCAGGAGGCCAAACTGACGCACCGTAAAATGCGTCTCCTGATCGAAGTCATAAGGGAGTCAAAGGCGTGTCACAAGGCCGGCACACCTCTAAGTTCCGAGGGCAGCGAGAGGCTGAAGATCCTGTACGCAGACATCAGCAAGCCCCCCTGCCGCAACAACAGGGAGTCCATCCAAGTTGTCTACAGCAGCCTCAAGAAGACCTACCGGAGACTCAAGTATGAACTGATGCAGCAGGGAGCGAACGACGTGTCAGGGTGCATCAGGATGCTCCAGTTGGATGACACCCACAGGGCACTGACCGCCTGCTTCGACGCTTTCAGCGGCAAACCCGCCCTGGCTGGGCGTAACTTCGGTGTAGCCAGGAAGAAGACCAGCAAAGGCACGGCTAGGCTGAACTTCAGGGAGCATGTCTCCCACCTGTACGCCAACGCCGTTCTGAGGGCGTGTCATGGATCAGACGTGGTCTTCATCGAGGATCTCTCGACCAGTTTCGATGGCAATGCCCACAACAGTCTGAAAAGGTTGTTCGCCCCAGGGCAACTGATCGACGCCATCACGTCGCTGCTGGAGTCGCATGGCATTGCCGTGGTCACGGTCGATCCGAGCGGCACGTCCCGCCGTCACCCGATCACCGGGGACATCTGGTACAGGGACTCCATGAAGAAGCGTGAACTCGTCGGCCTTATCGACGGCGAGTTGGTCAGCGTGAACGACGACCTGGCTGCGAGTATCAACGTCCTGACGAAGGGGTTGAACCACAGCGTGGTCCCCCACAAGTTCAAAGTCGATCCCTCTGGGAGGGTGAACGTCAAGGAGGATGGCGGCAAAAGGCTGAAGGTGTTCCTCAGGGAGAAGGGCCTGAGCGGGCGACTCCCCGTTGGTTCGGCTGACGCCGCCAAGTCCAAGAAGGCCAAGGCTTTGACGGTCTACCCGAGTAGCAGCGGCCTCCTGTCAGATCGACAGGTTTTTGAGGTGCTTGAACAAATCAAGCATCTGCTGGCCGCTGGCTGCAAGCCGAGGCCGGTGGAGCTAATGGCCGGACCCGGCGAGACTTACGCTGCATTCTCACTCAAAGAGGTGCTTGAATGGTCTAAAAGCAAATCCTCAGAAGACTTGCGACACACAGGTCTGGGCGACGAGACGGGGTGAGTCTCCTGGCTGCGGGGTGCTTGAAAAATATCCCTGCAAGGAGCTTGGCCGAAAGGCTTTAAGGAGACAACAGTGCTGGCGACCTGCTACGGTGGATCGCCAAGGCACCCGCTGGCGTCCGACGTGACGGACATTTGCTTCTTCGTGCTGGCGACCTGCTACGGCGGATCGCCAAGGCACGACTACCTGGCGAACGTGCAGCACCTGCCCGGCGGCAAGATCGAGCCTGGCGAGACGCCGGTCGAGGCTGCCCTGAGGGAACTCAGGGAGGAAACTGGTTTGGAGGGCGAGAAGGCGGAACTGGTGGGCGAGGTCCGTGGCAAACACAGCCAGATCCACCACGTCACCGTGATGGTGCCCTACAAGCCCCTCAGGCACAGCGAGGGGGAGACGACCGAGCCGATCTGGGTGAACCTGCACGACGTGCTGTTCAACCCCAAGATCATGCCCAACCTGAGGGTGAGCATGCCGCTGGTCTGGTTCGGCCAGAAGGGCTGGGTCATCCACGACTACGGCAACTGGAGGACGCCGCTCCACTCGGTAGTCCTTGAGCATAAGGGGGTTAGGACGGAAGTCAAGATACCCGGCTGGACCTGGCAAAAGCCCCTGGTGAAGAGCGTGGGCTAAGGGGTACTATACCTCCCCAACGACATACGGGGGTAGCTATGAGTGATAACAGCGTGCTGGATGGAGGCCAAGGCGTCCATAGAGGGCACAGCCTAACGGAACAACAGAGGGTCTTGCTGGACAGCCTCGGCGGTCTTGAGAGTCCCGACAACGTCACGCCCACCAAGTACAAGTGGGGCGAGGACTTCCAGCGGTCGGTGCTTGCGATGCTGCTATGCGACCGCTACTTCCTCATCCAGGCGAGGGACTTGATCCAGCCGCAGTATTTCACCAACGAGGTCCACACCCTGCTGTGCCGGCTGCTGTACTACTACTTCGACAAGTACGAGACGGTGCCGAGCAAGATATTCCTCTGCGAGGAGATGAACCAGGCCCTGGCTTCCAAGGACACGGCGGTTCGCCTGGTCTACCTGACCGAGGTGAAGACGGTCTACGACTTCTACACTCAGGGCGGCGTGGGCGACATGCTGCCGGGCCTGGACAGCCGGGACGCGATCCTCGACAAGATCGTATCCTTCGCCAAGGCTGAGGCGATGAAGCACGCCCTGTTCGCCATGATCAACCTCGTCAAGGAGAAGCCGGACGACGACTCCACCTACCTCAGGACGGAGGAAATCTACAACAAGGCCCGCCTGGTGGACCGCAAGCAAGACCTGGGCCTGGACTACTACGGCACCGCCGAGGCACGCTACCAGCGGATGGCCGAGGAGAGGGCCAGCGAGGATTTCTTCACGACCGGCTTCGCCACCATCGACAACTGCCTGCCAGCCGGCGGCGTCCGCAGGGGTGAGATCGCCTGCGTCATGGCCGGCTCGGGCGTCGGCAAGAGCCTGAACCTGGCCGTGGCGAGCGTGAGGAACCTGAGCCTGGGCAAGAAGGTCTTGTACATCACGACCGAAATGGATCAGGACGCGGTGGCCTGCCGTTTCGACTCGCTCGTATCATCTATCGGCCAGCACAAGCTGATGCCTGAGAAAGACGTGGTCTTCAAGGCGATCAGCGAACACGTCCAGTCCTACGAGGACAAGCGACGGCTCGTCATCAAGCAGTTCCCTTCAGGAACTGCGGACGTGGGCACGATCAGGGCGTTCCTGGCCCAGTTGAAGATGTGCGGCTTCGACCCCGACCTGGCGGTCGTGGACTACCCCGGCGACCTGAAGGACTCGGCGGGGGATGACCCCTGGATGTCGAAGTTCAAGATCGTCAGGGATCTGAGGACTCTTGGCGTTCAAGAGAAGCACGCCACGTTCATCGCGGCCCAGCCCAAGAGGGTCGAGACGGGCCTGGACGAGAGTTTCTACCTCGATGACAGCAAGATGGCGGACAGCCATCATATGTTCCGGGTCTTCGACCTGTACTGGACCCTGAACCAGACGGACAACGAGAAGCGGGCTGAGGTCGCCCGAGTCTACATCGGCAAGGCCAGGGCGGGCCAGAGCCGGTCCAAGTTCATGATCCAGATCGACTATTCCAACCAGACCCTGAATATGTTTGAGATCACCAGCGACGTGTACAGGGCGAGGATGGCGAGACTGGTGGACGAGATAGCGTCGAACGTCGAGATGAGCGTGAACAATTCGCCGGCACTAGCCCAGATTGAGGCCGAGGAGGGCCTCAAGGTCGGCGGCGGAAGGACGACCAAGAGGAAAGCCCGCTTCAACCCCAGCCAGGAATCCGAGCAGTGAATCCGTTCGACATCAATGGCCCGAACTGGCAGATGCTTGCCTCAGAAGAGCAGTCTGCCGCTAGGCCAGCGAAGGTGCAATCGGGAGAGGCGGTCGGCGGCACGCTGTTCCTGATCTGCCTGGCCGTCTTCGCCATGTTCGTGTTGTTCAGAAGTCGCAACCTCAACAAGGAGCAGCCATGATCCCCGTAGCACCGCAGACCAAGGTCCGCCTCAACGTCAGGGGCCAGGACGTTCTCATCGATTCCGACCTCACCTGCTTCTCCGAGCAGACGCTAAACGTCTGGATGGAGAGGATCAACGCCTGGAAGGCGTACTACGGTGCCCAGCTTGCCGAGGCCGAGGCCCTGGCGTTCGACGCGGAGGTGGAGTACGACGAAATCTACGACACCCGCTTCCATGAGATCAAGGACAGCCAGGGCGGCTCCGACCAACTCACCAAGGCGAAGGCGGGCAGCGACCCCGACGTGGTCGCTGCCCGCAAGAAGATGGGCGAGGCTAACCGCGTGGTCACCCACCTGAAGCAGTTCCTCAAGAGCATGGAGACGACCCAGGAGAACGCCACCAGCCGTGGGCACACCCTGAGGAAGGAGATGGGCGGCGAGCCGACCATCTTCCAGCCGGGCCACAACAACCAGTTCCGCGAACGTGCCCTCCAGGCGGATCTGGAGGCCCAGGTGGACGAAATCGTCGGCAAGGTGGGCGGCTGACCTACATACCGTTCATGAAAACCCTGCTGCTACTGCTCGCCTTGACGGCCCCGAACGCAGCACCCCCTCGCGGCTCGCTCCGTGAGGGGGTGGTGTTGTCGCAGAACTGTGACTACGAGGCATCCGAGAAGATCCTCAGCCAGATCAAATCCGACGAACCCGCCTACCTGTTCTACCGGATGATCAACGCCTACCGACTGAACAACAAAGAGGGTACGATCAAGTGGGCGGACTCGATCCTGTACAACTTCGGCGGCAAGCCGATCCCTCAGCGTTACCTCGACATGGCGACGATCCTGAGGAACGACGTGGAGTTCTGGAAGGACGACCGCGACGACCTGTCCGACATCGCCCGCGAGATGCAGATCATTCAGGACCGCCTGAAGAACATGAAGGGCGGCAAGGACACCCAGGCCAAGCAGAAGGACGTGGCCGACCGCCTGAAGAAGATGATCGACAAGATCGAGGACGACCAGAAGAAGGCGATGGAGGCCGCAGCGGCGGCGGCAGACGAGAAGAACAAGCAGCGAGCAGAGGGCAGGCCGACGCCGCCCCCCGAGGCACCGCCGGGCGGCGAACAGGGGCCGGGCGAGGTTGACCGCAAGAGGGTCAGGGAGATCGCGGAGGTCTGGGGCAAGCTGCCCGAGAAGGAGTGTGCCAAGGCCATGCGTGAGTTGACGCGGGCCATGCCAGCCAAGGACCGTGCGGTCATCGAGAAGTACTTCCAAGAGCTACAGAAGCGGAGCATGCCGAAGCGATGAAACGCTCAGAGGTCAGTGACTACGACTACTATCGGGACTACCGCCCAGTCAAGCACATGGACGACCACTTTTTCCTCCGAGTCGGTGACGACATGGTAAGGATGAAGAACGGCATGGTCGTCACGCACGGCGGCAAGGCGGGCATCATCTCCAACTCCTACAGCCACAACTGCATGGAGGTCGAGGGCTTTGTCGCCAAGCACTGGACCATCGGTGACCCGCCACAGTACGGCAAAGCCCCGTTCTGCCCGCTCGGCAACCGCTGCCCCGAATGCGAGTTGGAGGTCTGGGAGTCGTCCCAGAAGGGCGAGCAGATGGAGTGGACCCTGAAGGAGGTCTACTCGTTCAGGAACGTCGAGTTCACCGGCAGCAGTCACTGGGACGACTCGATCTGCTCGGCGTTCTTTGATTTCCTGGCACCGTCCTACGACGTTCGCCCCGGCGACTTGAGGATGATCACCAACGTCGTGGTCGAGGACGGCAAGGAGGACCGGGTCGAGATCCCGACCAAGGCTCATCGGCTTAGGGCGGAAAAGATGGAATCCTCAGAGGATGCTTGACAGCCCTAAGGATATGGCTAATCTATCTGTGTCGCCGGCGGCGACACAGATGATACGGAGGGACGAGACGTGGTTGACCCGCAGAACCTGACGAACTTCGACTACACCGACGATCAGCTTGAGGAGGTGGCCCTCTTCGCCATCCTCGCAGCCGGCAAGAACGGCGAGGTGAGTGCCCGCAGCCTGGACAAACTCCTGGCGGGCATCGACGCCGAGGGAAGCCCGTTCGACAAGATCCGCAGCCTGGACGTTGACGACCTGCGTGCCCGCATGAAGGCGAACGGCATCGGCTGCCAGAAGGTCAAGGGTCGCGGCTTCAAGGAACTGGCTGACTCGGGGCTGAACCTACGCCTCTGCACCTGCGAGGCGTTGGAGGAGATCCACAGCATCTCCTACAAGACCAGCCGCCTCATCGTGCTGCATACCCGGCCCGATCAGGAGGTGGTGCCGCTCGACACCCACAACCTCGCGGAGCTTCGGGAACTGGGCTACGACGTGCCCAAGTCCACGCCCCAGGGCAAGAAGCGGTACAAGACCATCGAGGGCTGGTGCGTCAAGCTCGCCAAGAGCCTGGGCATGACGGTGGCCGACTGGGATCTGAGCGTCTGGAAGCGTCGGTCCAACGGCAAGAAGAAGCGGTCGCCAAGGAAGAAGAAACTGGTCGCTGCCTGATACTAAGAGAGCCTGGGAGAAATCCCAGGCTTTTCTCATATCTGGTCTTTCTCACCTCAAATCACTTTGGCTAAACTCTCCCCCGCGAAACGAAACAAAGGGAGATAGTGATGCAGAGCTACAGCGACAAAGACCTCAGGAAGTTCATGGCCCTCGCCAAGGCGGTCGAGGACGTGGAGAACCCCTGCCTCAGCCGCTCCATCGGCACCGTCATCGTGGACCCGGTCTACGGACACGTCGTGTCCACAGGGCACAACGGCCCGCCGGACGGCAACCCCCGCTGCGACGAACACTGGTATCTGAATAACGTGGTCTGGCCTCAGTTGACCGGGGAGGAGAAGAGGACGGCCCTGTCGTTGTCCTACGACGAACTCGCCACCAACGAGGACGACTACCTCTGCCGCCGGTTCGTCCACAAGTACGAGAACTGCGGCACCTGCCCCCGGCGAATCGTTAACGCCCCCTCGGGAGTGAGGCTGGAGCTTTGCTCCTGCCTTAGCTATGAATCTAGGGTGTATCTGGCTAACGGCAGATTAGCCAAGATCGGGGAGTTGGTGGACTCTCATTACGACGGGGAGGTGCTGTCCTACGATCCTGTGAAGCGTAGGTTTGATCTCGGCAAAGTCAGCAACTGGTATAAGTTGCCCGCCAAGGGGGATTGGTACAGGATTTCTACCCGCACCGGGAGAATGGGCAGGCATGGGAAACTTGGTGCAAAGTACACCGGGGATCATTTGCTCATGACGACCGATGGATGGAAAAGGGCTGACACCATCAGGCCAGGGGACAGACTCCTCACCCCGGAGTCGCAGTTCGATTCAGACCAAGAGCAGTTGATCTACGGTTCTCTTATGGGGGATGCCTCGATCAGCGACAGCACTGGCACGGCCAGGTTTGCTGTTTCGCATGCTGAGAAACACCTCGGCTACGTCGAGTACAAGCGTGACATCATGAAGGGTTTGTGTAAGGATCTTGACCTTGACCAAAGGGACAAGATCACCCCATATGGTGTCGAATACAAAGCCCACAGGATGTGGCGACTCCGCTCCAACTGTCTTAGGCAGTTTGCGGACATTCGCTCGCTGGTCTATAAGGGAGGCATCAAGACGCCCTCTGAGGAGTGGTTGGGCAGGGTGAAGGAAATGGGACTGGCTTTCTGGTATATGGATGATGGCAGTCTCGTCTCTGATAGGTCGTGCTACATCTCCGTAATCAAGTTCGCTGCCCATACGGATCTCCTCATTGACTGGCTCAGGAGGAAGTGGGGTTTGAACGCCCGCCTGACAAGTGGGAGCCGAATCTACTTTGACAGGGAGGCGACTACTAAGTTGCATGGACTGATCGCGGGGTACGTCCCACCCGTCATGAAGTACAAGCTGACTCCTGATAAAAGGAATACGCCGCTGCGACCCATTGGCACGGCCAAGGCTACCGAGCCTTGGCAGGACGACGTGATCGACGTTCAGAAGGTGCCGCTGAGGGCGTCGAAGGTCAGGAGCAGCGTCTACTGCATCGATGTTGAGCCTCATCACACCTTTGTGACGCTCGACGGCGTGGTCCATAATTGTGCCCACTCTGAGGCGATGGCTGTCGTCACCGCCGGCAGGAGTGTGGCGGGCATGTGGATGTTCGCCCACTGCGGCGTCCCCTGTGCCGAATGCACCAAGGTGATCATCGAGGCCCGCGTCGGCAGGGTCTACTGCATCAACGACTACCCCGACGTTCCGAGCAAGGAGGGCTGTGCCAGGGACTACAGCTACTCCAGCCGCCATATGTTCGCCAAGTCCCAGACCCAACTGATCTGCAAGCCCGCCGCCTGGTGGGAAGCCAAGGAGTGACCATGTCCACACAAAGTTTCGCGGCTGACTTTTTCGCCAGGCTGGATGAGGATGAGACGCTCGTCGCCCGCCGCGTCAAGGTGGTGCTGCCAGCCGACAAGGTGGCCCACGCCCTGGCGACGGCCAAGGCCAGGAATCGCAAGGAGGCGTCTTTCGGTGCCATGACCTACGGCGGCAAACTGGGTGGCGTCGAGGCCCACAACCTGGGCATTCTCGGTGAGGCGGCTGTGGCCTATGTCACCGGCCAGGGCATCGATGAGAGGATCTTCGACTCCCACGGCGACGAGGGCATCGACATCACCCTGAAGGGTAAGAACCTGGGGGTGAAGACAACGACCTACCCGAGCGATCCCTACCTCAGGGTGGAGGTCGAACACTTCTCGGAGGAGATCGACGCCTACGTCCTGTGCTACATCAACGAGAAGGCCGACATGAGCAAGGACGTGGAGGTCGTCATCATCGGCTGGGCTACCAGGGACGAGGTCAGAGCGGCTGAGAAGCGGAGCCTGAAGATCGGGGGCAGGTACGGCCCCCTGAACTACATCCTCTACGAACGCAACCTGAGGCCCTGGGGGAGCGACCGATGACATTCACGCGGTGGTTCTCGTTCTGGTGGAACGGGATCGAGGAGGAGGACTTCATCCCTCAGGCAGAGGAGTTGGTCCATGAGATCCTCCAGCAGTACCCCTCGGTCCTCTACCAGTTCCAGAGCGAGATCATCAAGGACACGCCCGATGACGAGAAGCCTCCCAGTGGCCGGGAGATGAGCGAGAGGGCCAGGAACTGGATGGTAACCCTGGCGATGAGGGGTTACTACTACGGCTACCCGGAGTGCTGCATCCGAGAGTTCATCGAGGACTTCTCTGATGAGGATGAACTGGGCAGAAGACACCGCGAGGACATCTTGGAGCATGTCCCCTGCCGCCGCTGCCACAGGCAACTCATCCCAAGAAAGAAGGCAGCGTGATCAACCTCGGAGACATCATCAGGCCCATCGTGCGGTTTTTCGACGGGCTGTGGATCAGGCTCATGGGCCGCAAGGTGTGCCTGCACAAGAGCGGGATCGCCTTCAGGGCCATGTACACGATCCCGCACTCCACGCCGCAGATGTTTGGCATCGACACCCCGGACGAGGTTGAGGTAGAAGCTGACCTCAGCCAGGTGCTGGGACAACTCGGTAAGCCGCCCGAACTGGGGGACGTGATCCTCCTGAACGACGGCTGCGTCGAGAGCTACCGGATCGTGAGCCGCTCCTACCGTGACAGGGGCGGCTGGCTTGGCAGGAGCAACAGGCTGGTCCTCGTCTGCACCCGTTACGTCGAGTGCAAGTCCGTGACCAAGGAGCCTCTTTACGTCGAAGACAAGGTATGACGCCCTGGGAGTTAGCGGACATGACGGACAAGACTCACATGATAGCCCTTGACTGCGAATCATACGAGCCGGCGGACATCGACGCCCTGCCCCGCCAGGAGCAGGGTGCCGAGAGGTTGCTGGCGAAGCTGAAGATCAGTTCCAGACTCAAGAGGCTAACCAACGAGGAACTGGGGAGCATGCTGATCTACGACGTTCTGGAGAGGCTGCCGATGGGCACAATCCAGCATGCCATCGTGGACGAGGCCATCTCCAGACTGCTCCCAGACGAGGACGAGTAGATTGGTCAAAGTCGCCCTCAATATCGCCCGCCTGCCGCCTACATACTGCGTTCCCTGTCGGCGGTCCCTCGGTTAACCTGCTGCCCCTGCTCATGAGGATGGGTCAACGGGTCGAGGGGCGGAAGACTTAGCCTTTCATGAGCCTCGGGTGGTCCAACGGGCCAGGGGGCGGGCGGGCCTTCAAAGCAGGCATGCCAAGCCTGGGGGTGACGCGGCGTGTGCCTGCGTCACCCTTTTTTTTGCCCTCAGGAGTCCGAAATGGACAATCTCAACCTCTGGTCCCCTTCGCCCATCAGCAACAACTGCAATCTACTCATGACCGTGGGCGAGGTCATCGAGCCGAAGACCGTACTCGTCAAGGCTCTCATCGACAACGACACGAAGTGGTTCCTTATCGGTGCGGGCGTCCTCGCCGGCCTCTTCGTCGCCGCCGTATTCGCTCCCAAGGAGTGATCATGGCCGAGTGGCATCGCATCCACGACTTCTTCCACGGCTTCGGGCTGCGTGAAGTCATCCCCGACAACGAGATCGTCATCAAGGAAGAGAAGGGCGGCATCGGGGAGGACGGGCAGTACCGCATGCCCGTCAAGTGGGTCCGGCACAAACAGGAAGAGCGGGTCATCTGGCTCAACGACTGCTCCCGCCTGCTCGACCTCAACCCGTTCCACGAAGGGACGGATCTGGAGGACGTGTACGCACGCCTGGAGCCTCTGCTGAAAGCAGAGGCCGAGGAGCGTCGTGCCCGCTACGAGAAGGAGGGTCCGGTACGCTTCGCCAAGATCACGATCCCGAAGATCAACCGCCCGTTCCCCCAACTGTGAGGTGTCGGTGAAAGAGTACCTGATGACCGAGGGGATCAACGTCGTCAACGAGAAGGACGGCAGGGTCGGCGTGGCCGAGGAGTACGTCTACACGACCATGTTCGCCTACCGCTTCCTGAAGGAGCCGGACGCCGTCAGGGTCCGCCTGGGTGACGCCGAGGAGACATGGATGTTGAAGGACTGCCGGCCCGAGTAGATACAGGCCCGCCCATGCCAGGGCGGGCCTTCACTTTTGAGGTAGCCATGCCGTACTTCCCGCACATCATGCCGAGCTTCATGGTCACCGGCGACTACAGCCACCCCGACCGCGTCAAGTGGGGCCTCATGCACAAAGCCTGGCTGCTGGAGCAGCAGAAGAAGGCTGCCGACGCTCCTTTAGGGGATGACGCTGAAGGAGACAGTCTCCGAGATCCAGAAGAAGCTCGACAAGAAGCTCCCGTCGCACGGTTTCCTGAGGAAGGTACGCCTGCTCGCGGAGACTGACCGGCACAGTTCGGCATACACCGACCCGTCCTACCTGCCGAGCTACTACTGGCTCGGCAGGTTCCTAAGATCCACCCGCCTCCTTGAAATCGGTTTCCGCCTAGGGCTGTGCAGCCGGACCTACCTATCGGCCAAGCCGGGCACCGAGAAGCTGCTGGCTTTTCAGGACAAGACCGAGGACTTCTATTCGCCTAAGCTCGCCACCGCCAACGTCAGGGACTACTTCCAGGGCGACCTCAGGGTCTACCTGGGGAAGTGGGACGACGAACCCTGGCAGGATCTCCTTAGGGAGTCGATGTACGACCTCGTTCTGGTCAACGACGAGTTGGGCTACGACCGGCTGAGGAGGTGCCTGGACGACGTGTGGGGCCAGGTGTCGCCGGGCGGCGTTCTGGTGGCCGACTACCTGAACTACGGGGACGCGACCAACAGGGCTTTCAGGGACTTCGCCAAGTCGGTCGGGCGTGAGGAACACCGGCTGAATACGAGGTACGGCCTGGGGATGATCGAGAGGTAATATCAAACCTGAAGGCGAGGCTCTACCTAATAGGATGCGGGCCAAGCTCGGGCCTGCACTAACAGATCAGAAGGAGGAGCGATGGATTCAGGAGTCTACAGGATACGGTGTGGACCTACTGGGAAGAGCTACGTTGGCAGTAGCTCTTCACTCAGGATGAGGAAGAAGCAGCACTTCTCGGACCTACGGTGCCACCGGCACGACAACCCCCACCTACAGAGGGCTTTCGACAAATGGGGCGAAGCCGCTTTTGAGTGGGAGGTTCTTGAGGAGACTGCCGACAACCTGCTCGTCAGAGAGAAGGTGTGGATCGAGTCACTCGACACGCTGGACAACCAGAAGGGCTACAACATCGTCAGCAACCCGGTTTCCCCCATGAAAGGCAGGAAGCACTCCCAGAGGCTAAGACTAGGATTGGCCGACCAGGCGTCAGCCACTCACAGGCAAGGCTTAGTGAGGAACAGGTCGTGAGGATGCACGACATGAGGAAGAGAGGCGGCAAAGCGTGGAAGCACATGGGAGGCAACTGTGGCATTTGAAGTCGAGTATTTCTACCACGAAAGGTTGGAAGAGGGCGGCTACAACAAGGACGAGACAAAGTCGCTGAAGCGGAAGGTCGGTGAGGGCTTTGAGGACGTGCCCCTGGAGAAGGTGGCACAGCACATCCTCGCCCAGTTGGCCCGCCGCGACATCTGGGTCGTGGACGTGAAGGTCTACGAGTTCAAGAAGTCGGTGGTGAACTACCGCGAGACTAAGGGCGGCATCGTCATCAAGAACAAGAAGTTCCTGCTCGACAACGAGGGCGGGAACATGATCGCCCACGACGTGATCGATGAGCCGGCCCACATGCCGATGGAACGCGGCCTGGTGGTGGACGGCAACGGCGACCTGCAAATCAGGCACACCCCGTCCGGCAACATGCAGCCCCACGAACACCCGCACCAGGCGAACCAGCCCCGCAGGGTTCTCCGCTTCGTGGAGTTCCAGCCCGACGCCCACCTTGACGAGGCCAAGAAGAAGGGCCTGAAGTTTACGGTCGGTCGCAAGTACCCGCTGTTCAAGGAGATGGCCGACCCCAAGGGCCTGCTCGGCAGCATGTACTACACGGTGCTGGACGACAACAAGCGTGAGGTCACGACCAGCGACAAGTACTTCGTCCCGGTCATGAGGCTCGACGGCGACAACGAGGTGGACGGCGGCTGGGAGTCCGGCCCCGGCGGGAAAAACGACATCCCACTCAGTTATGGTCAGGGCGTCCAGAAGGACGAACTGATCGACATCAGAGCAGCCGCCGGCAGGAGGAGTGTCCGATGAGCCGTGACAGTGGTCAGAAGAAGCACAAGAAGGCCCTGGAGAGGGCCAAGGTCGTGAAGGTGAAGATGGCGAAGCGTCGTGCCGCCCACGACGCCGCCAAGAAGGAAGAGAAGAGGCTGGCCGACTTGGAGAGGAAGATCGCCAAGAACGAACGCCTCGCCGCGATGGGCCAGGCCCCGAGGCAGTCGTCCGAGAAGCTCCAGAGGCTCCTGAGGCAGATCCCCAAGGAGGACAAGCCGAGGACCGACGAGGAGCGTGCGGCGGACATCAAGGAGAAGCTCCAGCACAACATGGAAATCCTCCAGGCTCTTGAGGAGGAGCATGACGCCGAACTCAAGTACGCCGAGGAGTACCGCAGGATGCAGGAGGCCCAGGCCCTCCAGGCACAGGAGGCTGACCGGGACGACCCAGGCGAGCCGCCGGCTGAGGCGTTGACTCAGAACGAAACTCCTTTCGCCGCCCAGGCGGACCAGATGCTGGCCGACGTGGTCAACCAGAACCAGAACGTGCCCAAGTTCAAAGGCAAGTTTCAGGAGGCCAGCACCAAGACCACGCCCGGTCGCGTCTACCCTTTCAACGCCCTGAACGACAACATCCAGGCGTTGAAGAGGAAGTTGAAGTTCGGCGGCAGTGCGGAGTGCAAGTGCGTTCCTAACACCGACTGTCAAGCCGAACAACAGCCTGGTGAAAATCCTCAGGAAAAAGTCCCTCAGGGGGCTTAACAGGCATTGCGGCCTCCGTCGATATCCCTTACAACTTGGCCCACCTGAGGCGGACAGCCTTAGAAGACTGAGTGACGAGTGTCACTCAGGGGCCTACAAGGGACCACAAACAACCATCATCGACGGAGGCAACAATGGCGAACGTGAACTACCAGGGCGTGGACGCCCTCGACATGGACGAACTGCTGGCCGAGGACAAGCGGCTGGCGTCTCAGGGCGAGTCGGGCTTCATGGACAATCTCGTCCGCATGCCCGAGGGGAACGGCTTCGTGGTCGTGCGGCTCCTGCCGCCGGCTAAGGGACGCAAGTTCTTCTGTGCGACCCGCACCCACCGCGTCAACGGCAAGAGCATCCACTGCACCCGCGTCCTGAACGGCGGCAAGTGGGTGGACCCGGACCTGTCCAAGCCGTGCGTGATCTGCAAGTACTACGGCGACCTCTGGAAGCAGAGCGAGAAGGAGGAGGGTGCCGCCCAGGCCGCGACTCAGGCGGCTGCGAGGGACATCAAGCCCATCGAGCGGTACTACTACAACGCCATCGTGAGGCATCAGGTGAACCCGAAGACTCAGGAGGTCGAGAAGAACGTCGGCCCGAAGATCCTGAGCATCGGCAAGACCCTGCACCAGAGGATCATCAGGGCCATCGTGGGCGACCCGGCCAACGACGAGAAGCCGCTGGGCGACGTGACGCACCCGGAGACGGGCCGCGACTTCAAGATCGTGAAGCGGATGAAGGGCAGCGGGAAGGACGCCTACCCGGAGTACAACGACTCCAAGTTCCAAGACCCCTCGGCCCTCGGCAACCCCGATCAGGTCGCGGCCTGGATGGAGGGGCTGCACGACCTGAACAGCCTCAGGAAGCTCATCCCCCGCGAGGAGATGGCCCTGGAACTGAAGAAGCACCTGGGCATCATCAAGGACGAGCAGGTCGGCTACGACCCGAGCGAGTTCAAGGTCAACGGCGGCTCGGCCCCGGCCTCCGTCGAGGCCCGCGTAGCTCAGGCGGCTCAGACCCAGGTGGCCCCGAAGCCGATCCCGACGCAGGTCGAGGTCACGAAGCCGAAGACCGACGCCCCCGCCGGCAAAGCCCTGGCCGACGCCGACTTCGTGGCGGAACTGAACAGCCTCAAGGACGGGATTGACGACTGAGTCGTCGGCCCGGCTGACCAACAGCACCCCCGCTTAGGATGGCCCGAAAGCCTACCCTGGGCGGGGGTTTTTCGTCCCACAACCAAACCCAAACGAGGAGAACCATCATGGCGAAGTCACCCAAGAAGCCCAAGGGTGCTGCGGCACCGGGAGACGACTTCTTCAACGCCCTGGCCGAACACGGCGGCGGCGAACTGGCCGTCAACCACAAGCCGAGCCGCTACTACATCGACACCGGCAACCTGGCGTTCAACTACGTCAACTCGGGCCGCTACATCCACGGCGGTCTGCCCGGCGGCAGGATCACCGAAATCTACGGCCCGTCCGCGTCGGCCAAGTCTCTGGTCGGCATGAACTGCCTGTTCGGCTGCCAGAAGTTGGGCGGCATCAGCGTGCTACTCGACTGCGAGAACGCCCTGAACTCCGAGTTCGCGGCCAGGGCCAGCCACATCGACATCGCCAAGCTCGTCCGCTTCACGCCCGAGCATCTGGAGGCGGCGTTCGCCAAGATCCACAACGTCATCCGCTACTGCCAGGAGAAGAAGCCCGGCGTGCCACTGGTGTTCCTCTACGACTCCGTCACCGCCTCCCCGACCAAGAGGGAGTTCAACGAGACGAAGTTGAAGGAGGGCTACACCCAGGCCGAGTTCAAGAAGATCGTCGGCTCCAACAAGCAGCCCGGCGAACGGTCGGCGGTCATCAGTGCGGAACTGAGGAAGCTGACGCCGCTGATGGAGGCTGCGGACGCGACCCTGCTGATCATCAACCAGATCCGCACCAAGATCGGCGTGATGTACGGCAACCCAGAGACGACCGGCGGCAACTGGGTGGACTACTACCCGTCCTGCCGCGTGCGGGTCCACAAGCAGAAGAAGATCGAGAACAAGCGGCTGGGCACCTACATCGGCCAGAACATCTGCGTGAAGAACGTCAAGAGCCGGGCCTGCCGCCCGTTCATGATGACCGAGGGCATCCAACTGTTCTTCGACAACGGCATCAACCCGCTGAGTGGCCTGCTGACCGTCCTCAAGCAGACCGAGCGGATCGAGGCCGTCACCAAGGGCAAGTGGAGGGTGCTGCCCGACTTCCGCTCCAAGAAGGACGACGACTACGTCTTTGAGGGGACGGAGGGCACCAACGCCATCACCCTCAACGTGCTGCTCGACAACCCCAAGCTGGTGGACGCCGACGACGCTGAGGAGATCACCGAGTACCTCAGGCCGTTCATGTCCGCGATGCAGACCTCGGCCTCCGAGGACACCGTCGAGAAGGACGACAAGGACGAACTGAGCGACGACGAACTGTCGCCGGACGAACTGGCGAGGAAGAACGAGGAGCAGGGCTGAAAGCAAGAGGGGCGGTCTAAGACCGCCCCTCTTCGTCATTTGAAGAACAGTTCGTAGGCGAAGCCCGCGATGATGGCTACCAGCACCGCGAACACGACGAAGCCGGCGACACCCTTGCCGTCGTCCATCCGCTCGATGTTCTTCTCATCGATACCGATGCCGTCCTCGGTGTACCACTTGTTGGTGGCGGTGTCGAAGTGGAGCCGACACCGCCTCCCGGTGATAGGGTGTTTGCAGTCGTGCATCATCACGCCCATTAGGCACCCACCCCTCTCAGGACGCTGTAGACGCCCCCACGCTCGCGTCCCAGGACGTAGCCCTGTCCCGCGAGGTCGTCCCTCACCCTACGAAACTGGTTTGCCAGGGAAGTGGTGGACAGGCCGAGGTCGTTGAAGCGGTCGGAGAGCGACCTGAGGCAGACGGTTCGACCTTTGAGCAGGTTGTCGCGGATGTAGTCGCGGATGAGGCGGGCGTTGTTGCGGGAAGAGGTGCGGTCGGGGCGGTTCTGGACTTTGACTCCGAGGACTCTGTAGTTCGACAGCCTCGGCTGGTAGTTGGTGTCGCACAACGCGGGCACCAGTTCGGGTAGGTCGAGGATCTCTGCCTCGCGGACCCTCACCACCGAAATCTCGGCCTGGAACATGCGACTGAACTCGATGAGGGTGTTGAAGTTCTTCTCGTAGGTGAAGTACTTCCGCTTCTCAGGCGTCTTGATCATGAGACAGCGGTAGTTCTTCTTGATGCGTTCACTCATGGGATATCCTCCTGACAGATTGTAACCGGGCAGGGCCAGGCTATGGGGCGGGGGTAGAATGGGATGGGGAGATGAAGATGAGCGGCCAACTGCCTGTGATGATGTTTGACAGCACCCGCCCCTTCGGGACGGAGATCGAGTTGAACGCTCTTGATGGCAGGGATTCCCCCGAAGTGGATGGCAAGTTGCCCGAAGGGATCGACCACGTCGGCAATTTAGTGGCCCAATATACTAAGAGTTACATCGAGATCAGAAAGTGGGGTCCGACGCACCATAATTCCTTCTGGGTCGTCAAGCCGGACGGAAGCTGCGGTATGGAGGTCTGCTCCCCTGTCCTCAGGGGCATCAGGGGGATACGCCACGTCTGCGGGGTCATCGGGAGGCTTGCCGAAGACCCCCTGATCGAGGCCGACGACCGCTGCTCCTTCCACGTCCACGCCGGCGTCGAAGACCTGTCCGGCGAGTCCATCGGAACCATCCTGGCCTGGTGGGTCAAGTGCGAGGCGACCCTGCTCGCGGCCATGCCCAACCGGCGGAAGATGAACAGGTACTGCCGCCAGGCCGGCCTGACCGACTACTTCGCCCACGACAGGGATATCGACCCCTACGGGCTGATCTCATTCATGGGCGGCTCCAAGTACTGGACCGCCAACACCTTCCATCTGGTGGCCGGCAGGCGGAAGGCGATGGAGTTCAGGATCATGGACGAGAAGGCGTGCCTGGACCCCGAGGGGGCGTTCAACTGGGTCGTCCTGTGCCTCCACTTCATGGAGAGGGCGATCTGCCGGGGTTGGCCCAGGCCGTATCAGGACGGCGACCCCTGGAGTTCGTTCCTGTGGCTCGACCCGGACGACGTTTGGCGTTTCCTGGGCTTCGACGGCAGGGTAAGGTTGTGCCCGGTCCTGTCGCGTGTCAGGGAGTGGCTCGCCCTGAGGTGGTGGTCCAACCAGTCGGACGGCATGGGCGGACCCTGGTCGTGCGAGGCGAGGTCTGCGGCCCTGGGGCAGGCCGCGAGGATTGTGAAATCGGTTCTGGAGGTGAGGCATGGGAGTGAAGCTGGAGTCGAGCCAGGCTTACGTCGAGACGCTGGACGAGATCGTCCGCCGGATGAGCGGCCTGGCGAGGGCGTTGGTCCCCTACACGGTGCCGCTGGTTAGACCCGAGTACGAGGAGGACATCAACCAACTGAAGTTGAACACGGTCTATGTGGACGGCTACGAGGTGATCCTCCACCTGACGAAGGGGTTCTACGAGTCGCAGAACCCGTACTACCTGACGAGCCTCCAGATCCACAGCAAGTACGGGTCGTTCCTGCCTTTCAACGTGGTGGTGAAGATCGCCAGGGCGTTCCTGGGCGACGAGAACGTGGGCTACATCGACTTCGTCAAGGACGGCCAGAAGCACTACTGCTGGACCGGCTACGAGGACGGCGACGGCAAGCCCATCCCGAACCCGACGAAGGTGAAAAGCACGACGGACACGTTTGAGGGCTGGGAGTTTGAGAGGCTCGACCCGGCGGGGGTCAATTTCTACTGACCTGGGACCAGGGCTGGGGCTGCCCGCATACATACCTCTGGATGGCCGCTTCCGCCGGAAGAGTCCCAGAAAGAGGATACCGCCATGAGAGAGCAGATCGACACCGCCGCCCCAAACGGCAAGCACTCCAACAGCAGGCTACAGGCCCTCATCATCAACCACCTACTCAAGCACGGATCGCTGAAGGTCATGTTGCCGGACGGGGTCACGGTCGAGATGGGCGTCAATCAGCTTGACGAAGAGGGCAGCCTGAAGAGGGCTAAGGACTATTCCTGGGTGATCGCCAGCAAGGAGGACCGCATGGCTAGTCTCGACTCCTATAACCTAGGGTTGCGGTTCGCTGACGACGGATCTACAATCCTCTTTGAGGACCAATACGTCACGGATGAAGGCGAGGCGGTTCGCCGCCTGGACGTGATCTGAGAGGTGCTGATGACCAGCCTTGGCTGGTCATCAAGGCACTGATCTAACGGCCTGGACGAACAGGCTGCCGATTGTGTTGATGTGTGTCAGTCTCCCGTCGAGGCTCAGATTAAGCTCATGCGTGCCGACCGCCGTTCGGCCATCCAGGGGCACGCTGAACTCCACCCAGATGGTGAAGTGGCTTACGCAAGGCTGAAAACGGGAGACTGATACTTGGACTTGGCTCTTAGGTAACTCATCATCCACTTCCGTTGAGGTTAGTTTTGCGAGATTGTCCCGCGTACACTGAAGTGTGAAGGCAATGAGCCTTCTTGAGTCGAGGACTTCGGCCCACCGAGCCACTAAGAGTCGTTCCAACTGTTCCGTGCGAAGCACACCCACCATGTCCATGAGGTCCACCATGCGTAAGCCTGATACCATCCTACGGGAGTACGCCTCGCGTCAAAGTGACGAGAGCCTCCGCTACCTGCTCGGACGCCTGAACAACAGGCTGGGGTCCGACCTGGCTGAGGCCCTGGACTCCCTCTCCAAGAACGGCGAGGTTGACCGCCTCCTCAACACTGCGAAGACGGCGGGCGACCTGTACGACCTGATCGACCTGGCCCAGGAGTCCCTGGACCGGGAGTACAAACGAAGAGCCGACAACCCACACAGGTGAACATGGCAGTCAGCGTGAAAGAGGCCCTCCTAGCTAAGGAGGGCTGCCACAAGCAGTACCTCGTAGATTTGGAGCGAGCCATCGACTCCGAACTGAGGGACAAGTGGAACGCCCTCACCCCGCTCCAAGTGACCATCAACCCCTACCTCTTCAGCGACGACGACGAGAAGGCGTTCGCTCTGAAGTACGGCAGGGGAGGCTGGGAACTGGAGTTGCAAGATACGAACCACGGTGGGAAGATACTGGTCCTTACACCCAAGGCCGGTTTCCCCATCGAGGGTAAGTGATGCCGCCAGTGATCAAGGTTGGGGACCAGAACACTCTGGTCCCCACCTCCGCTTTCCCCTACGCAAAGTTCGACTTCGACCACTTCAACCCGGTCCAAAGCCGAGTCTTTGAGTTTTACAACGAAGAGACTTCGGCTGTCGTGGCCTGCCCCACCGCTTCGGGGAAGGCCCAGCCGCTGGACGCCCTCGTCCTCACCCCTCAGGGGTACTGCCCGATGGGCAATATCTCGGAGGGAGATGCCGTTATCGGCGGGGACGGCAGGCCCACCAATGTCGTGGGTGTCTACCCACAGGGCGACAAATTGGTTTTCAGGGTCGTCTTCAGCGACGACACCGAAACTCAGTGCTGCATGGACCACCTGTGGACCATCAGGCCCAAGAGTGGTGGTTGGAAGACGGTCCCCCTCAGGGATATCGCGGCAAACTTTACGCCCGACCTGTTTCAGGTGCCTGTGCCTGGGCCGGTCGAGTTCTCTGAACGACCACTGGGCCTGGACCCTTATCTCCTCGGAGTTCTCCTGGGAGACGGGGGTTTGGGTTACGGTGCCCGGATCACCGTCGCTGACAGGAATGTGCTGGACCTGATCGCCTCTCTGCTCCCAGAGGGTTGCGGCATCAGGCATGTACAGAAGTGCGACTACTCGATCACCGGCGACGGCCAGTGGAACGAGGTGATCTACGAACTCAACCGAATGAAACTCATCGGCCTTCGTTCGCATGAGAAGTTCATCCCCTGGGCCTATCTGCATGGGTCGGTGGATCAGAGGTGGCGGCTCCTCCAGGGGCTTATGGACAGCGACGGCGGGATGAGCAGCGGCGGCAGCCCCACCTACGAAACCACCTCACGCCAGTTGGCAGAGGATGTGGCGTTCCTGATTCGCTCTCTGGGAGGCTTTACGAGGATCAGGACCAGGGAAAAGACGACTTACCGCCATAAAGGGGAGGTTAGGTTCGGACGTGTCATCTACAGGCTGACTGTGGGCCTCGACCGCAACCCGTTCGGTGCCCACTCTAGAAGAAAGCCGATGTACACCCGCAAGGAGTACCACCCTCTGAAGAAGATTCGCCTCATCAAAGAGGTTGGGATCAAGCCCTGTCAGTGTATCAAGGTTGACTCCGGTGATGGCCTGTACATCACTGATGGCTTCGTGGTGACTCACAATACCACCGTTGCCGAGATGTTCCTCAGCCATGAGGTGAGGAAGCGTGGCGGCAAGGGCATGTACCTGGCACCCCTCAGGAGCCTCGCCCAGGAGAAGATCGATGACTGGTCGGAGAAGACGCACCACTTCTCCGACCTCGACCTGTCGATCTGCACCGGCGACTACCGCATCACCCCCAAGAGGCGGAAGGAGCTTGAGAACGCCCAACTGATCATGATGACCTCGGAGATGCTGGACAGCCAGTCCCGCAACTTCAACGAGGACAAGTGCGGCTACCTGGCCGACATCGGCACCCTGGTCGTGGACGAAAGCCACCTGCTGACCGTCCCAGGGCGTGGCGACCGCCTGGAGGCCGGCCTCATGAGGTTGACCGAACTGGCACCCAAGGCCAGGCTGGTCCTCCTTAGTGCGACGATGCCCAACGTGGACGAGATCAGCGACTGGGTGGCGTACAGCCTCACCGGCAAGGACACCCGCCTGCTGGTGTCGAGCTACCGCCCCTGCCCGCTCAACATCCACTACGAGAAGTACTACGACGGGGAACAGTCATACGAGGAGAACGAGCTTCAGAAGGTGGACTACGCGATGCAGATCATCGAGTACTACCCTCAGGACAAGTTCCTCATTTTCGCCCACACCAAGAGGACCGGCGAACTGATGAAGCAGGCCATCGCCAGGAGCGGCCTGGCCTGCGAGTTCCACAACGCCGATCTGGTCAAGGACAAGCGTCGGGATCTGGAAAACCGATTCAAGAAAGACCCCGACTTCAAGTACCTCGTCGCCACCTCCACCCTGGCCTGGGGCGTCAACACCCCGGCCCGCCGCGTCATCGTCCTGGGCGTCCACCGGGGCATGAGCGAGGTTGCGACTTACGACATCGGCCAGGAGGTGGGCCGTGCCGGCAGACCCAAATACGACCCGATGGGGGACGCCTACGTCCTGCTGCCAGAATCTAAGTTCGACTACCACAAGAACAGGCTCAAGAGGCAGGATCGCATCGAGTCGCAGATGCTGGCCGATGTCAACGGCAAGCACAAGACCCTGGCGTTCCACTTGATCAACGAGATCGCCCGCGAGAAGGTGACGGAACGGGACGACGTGAGGCACTGGTACGGTCGCACCCTGGCGAGCTTCCAGAGCCACGAAATGGACGACGCCGTGGTGGACGGCGTCGTGGAACTACTCAGGAAGTGCGGTGCCGTCCGCGAGGAGGAGGGCAAGCTCAAGGCCAGCGGCATCGGCAAGGTGGCGAGCCTGTTCTACTTCACGCCGTTCGACGTGTCGGACCTGAGGAAGAACCTGACCCTGTACTTCGACGGCGAGCAGAGGGACGATGTCGCCCTCAGCATGGCCCTGGGTAACACCGACACCTACCGTATGGGGATCGTGTCCAAGGCCGAGCGAGAGGAGATGAGCCGCTACGCCAACATGGTCAAGGCCCGTCTGGGCGAGGGGACCGTGTTTGAATCAGCCGTGAAGGCCGGCTTCGCCTACTACATGCTGCTCCAAGGTTTCCACAACCAGACCTTCGCCAGCATGACCCGGACGATCCAGTCCGATTTCCCCAGGGTGGCCCAGGTACTTCAGACCCTGGACAGCTACAGCGGCAAATGGGACAAACGGGAGTTCTTCAAGAGGCTGGGTCTGAGGGTCCAGTACGGCGTCAGCGAACACCTCGTCTACCTGTGCCAGTTGCCGCACATCGGCGGGGCCAAGGCCAAGGCACTGCACAACGCCGGCATCAGGAACGTCAAGGACGTGATTGCCAACCCGACCAGGGTGAAGACCATCGCCAAGTTGGGGGACAAGAGGTTTGATGAGGTTATGGCCGAGGCTCGGAAACTTGCGGGAGGTAAGTCGTGAGGACGTGAACTCTCTCTTCGTTCCTCATCGACGGCAGGTGAAGCACGAAGTCCCCAGGCTGAACTGCCCCTCGGGGCAGTTCAGCCTGGGGTAGTATTCGTAGAGGAAGCTGTTGAAGTCCCTCTGAGGCCGTAAGCCTTGCAGTACTTCTCGCGGTTGGGGATCGTGACCTCGGCCACCTCCCTCATCGCCTCGTTCCAGGCCGTGACAATCGCAATCTTCATAACTCTCCTAGGCCATGTTCACCGTTGAATCCGCATCGCACCCGTTCAGTGTAGACCTGCCGCACGCCGTGCTTCTGGCTGGGGTCGTCCTGTCTCTCAAGCCGCAGTCCGTCTTTGAATTGGGTATCGGGCCTGGCTACACCACCGAGGTCATCCTCGATGCTCTGGCTCACAACGGCAGGGGCTTGCTGACCTGCGTCGATGACTGGTATGACAACGGTGGCAACGAGCCGCCGCACATCCGGCATATTGTTGAACGGGGGGCCAGGGTGGTGGTTAGTCACGAAGAGGACTATGTGAAGTCCTGCCCCACCCATAGTTACGACATCGTGGTGTCAGATGCGGACCACCGAAATACGAATCGCTGGCTCGACCACCAGTTGAGGATCACCAGGCCGGGGGGGTTTTCTTTTCTTCCATGACACAAACAACCCCGAGTTCCCCAACCTGGCCGAGATCGTCGCCGCCGTCCGTGGGCTGCCGCATTATCATTTCGTAGCGACCAGCCGGCCCGACGAGAACTGCTCAAGGGGATGGCTGATGGTCATCAAGGAGCAAGATCGTGGTTAAGACAAAAGTCCTGCACAGGTTCAAGCACGGCATGGGCGACTCCGTGCAGTTCACGGCGGTCATCAAACACCTCAAGGGCTACATGCACGACCAAGAGCAGCATGTGGCCGCACTGAGGGGCAAACACACCGCGTTCAAGGGCCTGGCGGATGCCGTCTACGATCTGGACTCGGGCAAGCCGCCGACCGGCGACGGCCTGGTCCTCGACCACCCCTGGGACGAGTGCTGGGGTTCCTACGATAACCTGCCGGGGACGAAGACCGTCCAGTGCATCAGGAACGTCTTCCACCTTGAGCCGAGGTGGGACTGGCTGTCCTACCAAGTCAACGTGGGGCCTGAGGCCGAGGAGAGGGTCAGGGTCTACCTGGCTACCCTGCCCAAGAAGAGGGGTTTCGTCCTGATCCACTACGAGGGCAATACCTCTACGGCCAACAAGAACCTCTCGCACGAAGCCATCGACGGCGTCTGCAAGTGGCTCCTCAGCGAGGACTTCAACCCGGTCGTCCTCGACTGGGACCGCCGCAGCCCGCTGCCGGACAACAAGAGTGTGTTCTGCCCAGGGGCGGACAACCCCCTGTGGATGAACTTCGGGACCGGGGACGCCGAGACGATTGCCGCCCTCATGCACAAGGCGTCTGCCATCGTCGCTATCGACAGCGGCCCCCAGAAGATCGCTTTCTCGACCAACACGCCGACCGTGGCCGTGTGGACGGGACACCACCCCTACCACTACTGCGACCGGGCGGATCACGCAATCCACCTCGTCCCCCACAAGCACCCTGAGTTGCTCCGTGGCAACCGCGAACAGGCCGAGGAGTTCTTCCTCAAGATGTACAGGCACCAACTGTACAACCCCAACCTGCAACTAACCAACAGCATCAAGATGGTGCTGGCAAAGGAGATGGGAATACCCATAAACCCGATGGCCGACTCACACATCCTCACGGCGACCGCCTACGACCGCGACTACTACGAGCAGCACAAGCAGGCTGGCCTGGACTACCTGGGCCACGGCGACTGGCAGATCAAGTACGGCAGGTGGCTTATCGACGCCCTGGGGCTGAAGAACAAGACCCTGCTCGACGTGGGCTGTGCCGCCGGCTCCATAGCGGCGGGCCTGGCTAAGGCGGGGGCCTTCGTCAGCGGCGTGGATTGCAACGAACATATGATCCGCATGGGCCGGGAGAAGTGGCTGGAACACACCCTGAAAATCTGTGACGCCACCAACCTGCACTACTGGACGGACGGGACGTTCGACTGCATCCACTCCAACAACGTCTTTGAACACTTCAAGCCCGAGCTTGTGCCCTTTATTCTGAAGGAGTTGTTCCGTGTGACCAAGAGGGGCGGTTGCATGTTCGCCGCTTTTGACACGGAGGAACTGTACGCCGCCCAGAAGAGGGACATGCGGTACGAGGACGCCACCCACATCTGTATCAAGCCGATGGCGTGGTGGGTGGAGCATGCGACCGCCGCCGGCTGGGAACCGGCTCCTGATCTGGAAGAGGCCCTGAGGGACCACCCCAACTCCTACCTAGACAAGTACGACTGGCCCCTGATGGTCTGCCGCAAGCCCTGATCATTTGCCGCAACCACAGCCCCCGGTTGCCTTGACCTCGCTGTCGAGTCCGGCCTTCCTGAGCCACACGTTGCGGTAAAGCTGGGCCGTCTTGGCGTCAATGTTGGTGCCGTTCCATATCTCCCAGAGCCTGCCGTTGATGTGCTTTTTCAGTTTTTGACAAAGACGCCAGTCGGGACAGTTGCACAAGGGTTGCTCATCCATCATTGGCCTTCCTGATGGTCTTGACCATCCTGATTGCTGGTGCAATATGGGTGATCATCTCTTGGTAGCTAAAATGATCGCCCCTGGCTAAGTTGCATGTCGTGCAGCATGGCACCACGTTGGTGCCAACGTAGCCGTAGTTGTTGTCCATCCTGTCCAATCCTATCCCGGTATTAGGAAGGTCATCTGAGCAGTAGTGGCATTTTTCGGATGACAACCTGATGTACTCATCTTCGGATATCTCCCAGGTCAGTCCCCTCTTTTTGGCTATCGATTTCCCTTTCAACCACCTGAAGTGGACGCGGCGGGAGTCTTTTCTGCTCCGCTCTCTTTGGCAGACGCGGCACCATCCATGTCTCAACCCTCTCTCTAGTTGAAACTGCTCAATCGGCCTGACCTCTTTGCAGTTAGGACAAACACCCTCAATGCTACCAAGATGCTTGACCTTGCTGATCCTGTAGCACTCTTTGGAGCAGTATTTACCCCTGCCAGCCGCTTGCCTGGCTGGTGTGGTGTGAACGGGGTTGTCGCACCGAAGGCATTTCGTGGTAACCATGATGTACATAGCTGTGCATCACGCCTTTTTCACAGAAACGGTCAGTGACTAAGCAGTCCGCCTTCGTAGTACGCACGGATGGCCGACACGACCTCCCGAGGATCGATCATAGCCATGCACTTGGGGATGGGCGACGAACCGCCGAACACCGGCAGGCTGCAAAGAGAGTCGTTCTTGGGGTCTTTGTCGTCCAGAGGAGTCACCCTGGATTTCCAACAACCTCCGTCCTTGCCGCAGGGCAGACAGTGACCCTTGCATAGGTAGGTTTCGGTGTTGTACCTCTCCCACGACGGGGCCTCCATGCCGCTGGCGATGCAGACGAATGGCTTGGAGAAGGCCGCGAAGATGTGGTGGAGCAGGGATACGCCGCCGATGCCGCCCTCGGCTTTGTAGGCCATCCTGATCAACTGCCTCATGTCGGTCTTGCCACGCATGTCCAAGACGCCCCTGAGGGGATGGTGACTGTGGTTGTTCTCGCCAACCTGCACCCACTGAATCCAGGGGGTCTGGTCGATGACGGCCTGGTAGTTGTCGTGTCCCCACCCTTTGACCGTGTAATCGTTTTTCACCCCCGAGCAGACCAGCCAGTACTTGACCGACTTCTGGGTGACCTCATGCACCTGGGGAATCCAGCCGTTCTCCTGATCGCTGATGTAGAGGTAGGGGCGGTTGGCCGTTATGTCGAGGTTGATTTTCAGCTTACTACCCAGAAATCGGGTGTAGCCCTCCAAGAAGTGGACGGGCATCTGGTTGGAGCTATTGATCAGGGGGTACTCCATCACGATCTCGGTCACTTCCCTATCGGTCGGCTTCTTGACGACGCCGGGGTTGTTCTCAAAGATGTGATCGGCGGCAGTGCCCGACACCGAGACGAGGAACCTGTCGCCGTACTGCGTTTTCAGGCACTCCACGGCTGCCGTCCCCACCAGGGTGTCGCCAGGACACAGGGGGAAGTGCAGGTTGACGCATTTCTGGCCTTTGGGGACGTGGATTTTGGAGGCAGTCTCCAGTTCCACGACCGGCTCCTCCGACGACACGCCCCGCATGGCCTGTGCCTCCCACTGAGCAAGGTAGTGATCCCTGACCTTGGGGGACACGTTCACGCCCTGACAGATTTCCCAGAGCCTGCCGGTGATGTTCTTCTTGTAGGCTTCGCACCAACCCGGTGCGGTGCATTTGCATTCCATATCCTGATCCCTTAGCCTGTGACGGTTACCTCGGTGAATCCCGAGCATCCTGGGCAGTTCCAGTCGTAGTACTGGTTGAAGGTGGTAGCCGCAGACGAGCTAATGGAGAAAGGCGACGAACAAGAGTACGAGCCAGAAGTCCACTCGACACGGACGATGTCCACGAAGTCGAAGCTGTCCCAGTAGACAAGCTCCAGTTTGTTGCCGGTGACACACCTGAAGGTAAGGCTAAGGAACTGTGTGCCACCCTGAGTGTTGCAAGAGTTCATCACGAAGATAGGCGTACTCCACGTCTGGTTGAGTGGATTGTAGCTTATAGACGTGCTTGTCGCACACGGCCCGCCGATGAAGTTCACGGTCAGAGTGGCGGGGATGCCATTAGGTGGAAGACAGCACGGCGTGCTGACCCCGCCCCCGCTCCCCCCAGATGAAGAGGAGGAAAGAGAGCCACTAGAGCTACTGCTGCTCCTAGAGCTACTGCTGCTCCTAGAGCTACTGCTGCTCCTAGAGCTACTGCTGCTCCTAGAGCTACTGCTGCTCCTAGAGCTACTGCTCCTAGAGCTACTCGACTGGTTACTCTGGGACGAGTTGGACGACGTGCTAGTTGCACTGCTGGAACTGGACCCTGATCCACAGACAAAAATGGTAGAGGGCCATGTGCAGTTGCTGCCTGTCGTTACCGACAGGTTGAAGTTGTTGCAGGGGCATGTTGGGTCTGTGCCGCCGGTGTAGGTCGCTGTTTCAGACCCCGAGCCGATGGTCAGAGTCCACGTCCCGTTGTACGCGACGACGCATGAGACATTCCCAGAGAGGACGAGAACGGTCCAGATGCAAGGGAAGCTGGAACTAACGGGCATGGTGTAGGTCTGGTTGAACGACGAGCAACTGTTGCCGGTCATTGTGGCGACCATGACTGGGGCGAAGCAGCCGCAACCCTGCGACGACCCGGATGACGCCGACCCTGTGCTTGAGCTACTGGAGGAACTGCTTGACGAGCCTCCCGAGCTTGAGGATGACGCACCCGAGCTTGACGACGAGCCGCCCGAGCTTGAGGATACGCTGGACCCGCAGACCGACCCGAGGTCAATGCTGACGAAGTAGCCGCCACCGCCCAAACAGTTGCCGGGGCAGTTGGGGATCGTGAACGTCACGGTCGAGCCGACCACTGTTCCGGCGTAGGAGAACCCGCACGACGTTGAGGACAGCGTCCACGTCGTACCTGGGCTTGGGCACTGAAGTGCCAGGTCTAATATGTTGGTGGCACCGCCGCAATTAGCCGTACCAGTGCCCTGCCACTGGTAGCCACCAGCACCGCCGATGGAGTTGTAGGTCAGAGTGATGGTAGGCGGCAAACATCCCGAACACCCACCCGTTCCGTTACTAAGAACAGCAACCAGACTGCTGGGAATTGGGTTTGGACAGCAAGTGGTCAGGTTTCCTGAACCACTGGAACCTGAACCGCCGGAACCACTGGAGCCTGAACCACTTGAACCAGACGACGCCGATGACGGTGATGTGCCACTCGGTGACGAGCTAGACGAACCGCAATCCGGCAGCACGAACTGCAAGGTGCCACCGGCTGGTCCGCAGCACACAGCTACCGGGACGCTGTAGGTGCTACCATTCTTCGCCAGCGTGAAGGGGACCGAGAACGAGCCGCCGTCGTTGGTGGCCTCTACGAGCGTCATGCTCCAGTTGCCGCCGGCACACATCCACTTCAACTTGAGTGTCATGCCAGGGCAATCGACGCCGCAGCCCGTGTAGGTGGCGTACCAGCCCTCACCGAAAGGGTCGTTGGCGTCGTAGGTGAATGTCAGAGTGCCAGTAGCACACGCCGCACAGTCATCTTGTCCCATGACGGTGGCGACGGCGGTGTTGTTGGGGCAGCACGCATTCGACGCGGCTGACCCTGAGGATGCCGACGATGGCGTGCTGCTCGGCGTCGAGGAAGACGATGTCGAGGAAACATTACTCGGTGCCGACGAAGACGACCCACTGGAAGACCCACTGGAAGACCCACTGGAAGACCCAGGGATGATACTCCCAGAGCCAGACGAAGACACGCTGCTTGGACTGCTGGGGCTACTGCTGCTGGACGACGAGCTACTGCTGCTAGACGAGCTACTGCTTGAGGCGGCGTTAGGGGTGCCAGAACCAGAACCAGAGGAGGACTGACACTGGGTGACCGTAATGGTGGCGGGGATCTCTGTTTGGGGGGCATCGCCACAAGACAGGATGCCGCTGATGCTCAGTGACAGGGGGTTGTATGACCCGACAGTCATGACGGTGCTGCCGCCACCATTCGCTGTGAATTGACCAGTCGGACCAGACATGCTCAATTGCCACACGCCTGCGTTGCAAGTCACAATTGCGATCCACCCTTCGTTCTGGTAGAAGCCTGGGCAAATGCAAGCCCCAGGCACGAAAGCGAAACTCCACTCGCCCGATGCGGAGCTTTCCAGAACGAGATTGATTTCACCACAACCGCTCGTCGTCATTTTGAGGCACAGTGTGTTGAGATCAGGGCGACAGGGATCGACAGAGCTTGGCTGAGACGATGGACTGGTCACAGAGCTACTGGGCACAGAGCTACTGGACACCGAGCTACTTGACACCGACGACGAAATTGTCGAGCTAGAGCTTGACGAAATGCCGCATGCCGCGTTACAGGCAACCTCGTCAGGGTGAGGTCCGCTAAGGACAGCCCAGCCGTCGTCGATCATGGCTGCCTGCTCGTCAATCGACAAGTAGAAGCACGATTTCGTCCCCTCGCACGGGATGCTGGTGGTGTCGCCTATGAAGGCACCAGACCCGCCCGGCCCACCGCCAGGGGCACAGTTGCAGTTGGCGGCACACATATCGACAGGCCCGACCCACTGGCTTCCGTCCCAGGTATACTCGCACCCGCCGCAAGTCCCGCCGTACTGCATGCAGTACCAGGCCCTGGCACCGCTACTGCTGCTCGACGGGCTGACCGCAGAACTGCTGCTGACCGATGAGTCACTCGACGCCGAGGACGGAGAAGAGGCAGAGCTAGGCGAGGACGCCGAGGACACTACTGAAGACACGGAGCTAGGTGAAGAGTCACTCGACGCCGAGGACACTACTGAAGACACGGAGCTAGGTGAAGAGTCACTCGACGCCGAGGACACTACCGAAGACACGGAGCTAGGTGAAGAGTCACTCGACGCCGAGGACACTACTGAAGACACGGAGCTAGGCGAAGAGTCGCTCGACACCGAAGACACGGAGCTAGGCGAAGAGTCGCTCGACACCGAGGACACTGTTGAAGACACGGAGCTAGGCGAAGAGTCGCTCGACACCGAGGACACTGTTGAAGACACGGAGCTAGGCGAGGAGTCGCTCGACACCGAGGACGCGGAGCTAGGCGAGGAGTCGCTCGACACCGAGGACACTGTTGAAGACACGGAGCTAGGTGAAGAGTCGCTGGACACCGAGGACATTACTGAGCTAGGCGAAGAGTCACTCGACGCCGAGGACGACACCGAGTCCGACGATGAGGTCACCGAGGACGAGGAGAGCCTGGACGATGATGACGATGAGGACGAGGAACTGCTACTACTGCTGCTGCTGCTCGGGGTGGCCGACCATCGGAAAATGATGAGTGGGCACGCCGGCGGCGGGCAGCATCTACACGAACAGCAGGTGAGATTTCCTTCTAACCCCCTGGAAAAGGGACCGACGCAAGCCATGCCTTTAGATAGTTTGGCCTGGCGGATAAATAGGGGTAGCCATGAGTTGCGACTGCACTATTAGCGTAGAACTGGTGTCTGGGAACCAGTGCGGATTGGAGTACACCGATGGGGTGGCCTACGCCATCGGTGAGCAGGTGGTCAGCCACACCCTGACAGACCCCTGCGGCTGCGTGGACAAGGTCTACATCAACGGGGAAGAGGACCAGGCCCTGGTGGGCGACGGCCAGGTCATCAGCGTGACCATCGACGCCCCGAGGTGCAACTTGTGCGGCAACACCTCGGAGTGCCAGGGGGCCTTCGCCCCGATGAGGAATGCCGGCCCCACGGTCTTGGGGCTGATGAGGAAGGGCAACAAGATGAGGTTGCTGCTCAACCCGCGAAAGGTTCGGGAGGTGGCGGCTCATCGTCAGGCGGTTCAGCAAAGAAACCTTCGGGGTACTGCATCTTGACGACGCCGTTACCCCCGGTCTTCTCCCCGGTGACCGGGTCTTCAACCCAGAAACGCACCTCCTTGACCTCGATTCCCAGTTCATCCATGTGGCAGCGGTCGTTAGGGGACACCGGCATGTTGTACCGACGCCCGTCGTGCAGGATGGTGACCTTGCACGTCTCGGTCCTGGGGTCGTAGAGGCGGCAGTTCTTGCAGATCGGCTCCAGGGGCACCCTTTTGCCCTTCTTGCGTTTCTTCTTCGGCATGTTCTCTCCTTCGGGACAGTCTAGTTCAGATTAGGACTACACGCCTATGATAGAGCATGGACAGAGAAACTGCGATCAAGCTGTACCTGGGCGGCATGACTACGCGGGAAGTTGCTGCGGCCACAGGTGCATCCAAGAGTGCTATAGGCGAATGGGTCAGAGAGGTTGGTGCGTCAAGGCCAAGAAAGCCGAGGCCAGAGAAACTGATTTCCAGGCAAAGTCGGCTCCCTGGCTGGGATAGACCTGGGTGGTTCGATGGCCTGATGCTCTCTGATGGCAACCTAAGCAGGTTCAAGGGGTGCTGTTCCTCATCGTGCCTTAGGGTAGATACGACAAATGAAGAGTGGGCCGATCTGCTTGTCGCAAAGATGAGGGATTGGCTACTGGAACCACGCAAAGCATGTGTTCCGAGGCGGGGTAAATGCTTCTGGAACGTGCGTAGCTTGTCGTTCTTGGATCTTGGGGAAGAGAGGTTGAGGTGGTACTCGGATCAAGGTGTCAAGCGGCCACCACCAGATATTGACCTGACAGATCCAGAGGTGATCAGGTACTGGATACTAGGAGATGGCACCAAGTCTCGGACTATCTTGAGGATATGCACAGACTCATTTTTAAGGGAGGACACTGAGAGGCTGGCTGCTGACCTGGGTAGGGCATGGGATGTTAGGCCGAAACTTGTCATGGTTGGTATCGACAAGAAAAGTGTGCCGAAGTATAGGATTTCTTTGTGCAAGAGGGATGGAGTTGAAGGCTTGCTCAAGTCTATCGGCCCATGCCCAGTCGCATCCTACTCATACAAGTGGAGATGACCATGAAAGCGAAAATCATCGGGGTGGGGGGCCAGCTTGGCAGCGGAAAGGATGCCCTTAGTGACCATCTTCAGGAGCGGCTGAACCTGCTCAAGGGACCGCCCAAGTGGACCCGAGGGGCCTTCGCCCTGGGGGTCAAGAAGGTCTTCTGCGACAACTTCGACAAGACCTACGAGTTCGTGGAGGAGTGGAAGCGGCGGGACGAGATCCCGCCGGGCCTCAGCATGACCGTCAGGAAGTCCCTCCAGTGGATCGGGGACGGCTTCCGCCAAATCCGGCCCACCATCTGGATGGACCTGGCCCTCAGGGGCGACGACCCCAAGATCATCTCCGACGTGCGTTACATCAACGAGATGGAACGCATCCATTTCGACGGCGGCATCAACGCCCTCATCTGGCGTCTGGGCAACGAGAACAACGACCCGCACCCCAGCGAGGCGGAACTGGCCGCGATCATCCGCTGGTACAGGGACACCGGCATGGAGGGCCGCGTCCTGCCCTCCTGGCAGGAGAACCAACCGCCGATGCCGCCTGGGGCGAACCGCGTCCACTTCTTCCTCAGGAACGAGGCCGGCCTGGACGAGTTCAAGGAGAAGATCGACAAGATGCTTCTGCCTTTCGTACTCTCCTACTTCTATGCCGAACAGTGAAAAGACCTGTATCAGGTGCAAGAAGGAAAAGCCGCTGGCCGAGTTCAACAAGAACAGAACTCGGCCAGACGGCCATGAGTGCTATTGCAGACAGTGCGTCAAGGAGATGAACAAGGCTAGTCAAGCCTCACGGTCAGCCTGTGCCAAGAAGTACAAGGCCGCAGCCAGGAGCGAAGGTTACTACGCCTCTGGGGGTGGTAGATGGTCCGCCTTGAAGAACTCCGCAAAGACCAGGGGTCTGGCATTTGACCTCACTAAGGAGCAGTTGAAGTCTTGGTGGGGGAGTAGCCCAGACGTTTGCGAGTATTGCCGCATGACGATAGAGGATTATCGTCGCATCAGAGACTTCGTGTTGGACTACGAGGGCGGTGACCCCGAGATACTCAAGTTCAAACCCCTTTTCAGCGGCAGGAAGATCGACATCCTAACAATCGACAGGATAGACTCTTGTGGGGGGTACACACTCGGTAACCTGAAGAAGTGCTGCTGGATCTGCAACAGTGTCAAAGGCAGGCTCCTGAGCGACAAGCACATGAAGTTGGTAGCCAAGGACGTGATCAGGGATCTTGTCCTGGCTTACTGCTCAGGAACGCCATTTCAGCCCGTTGACAAGCCTGGCACGTTCGGGTGGATGGACCAGTACTTCGTCAAGAAAGGCTGGGGTTACGAACAGTGGCTCTACAACGGCACTGGCGGCTACTGCGGCAAGATCCTGCACTTCAACCAGGGCAAGCGTTGCAGCTACCACTACCACCTCGTCAAGGACGAGGTGTTCTACCTCCAGTCGGGCTGCCTCTTGGTAGAGTACGGCCCAGACGACGACCTCAACAACACCCAGGAGGTGCTGATGGTGCCGGGCGACGTGTTCCACGTCCCGCCCGGCATGCGTCATAGAATGCTAGGGGTCGAGGAGTCCGACCTTTTTGAGTTCAGCACCACCGACCGTCCCGAGGACAGTCTCAGAGTGATGAAGGGGGACTGACCGTGGACATCGCCGCCGACAGCCCCAAGTGGGCGGAAAATGACCAAGAGCAGTGGCTCGCCTACTGGCGGGCCAAGACAGGCTCACCGACCTTCGGTGAGCCTCGCCGCCTCTTCTCGGACCCGATCCCAGCCGATCAGGTCTTCTACACCCTCCGTGCCCGCGACCTCTTCGACAAGGGTGGGTTTCAGGACGGGGACATCTTCAGGGACGAGTTCTACGACCACGTCTGCCGCGACAAGGGCATCAAGTGGCACATCGGCAGGGGCGAGAAATACTGGTACGAAGACCTCCTCCAAGACCTCATCACCGAGCGTCTCCTGCCCTTAGTTCCATTCAAACTTACATTGGAGCGGGTCCACACCTGCCACAACCAAGTCCGCTGCTTTCACGTCGAAGGTGTGCCGGACGACGAACTAGATACCTTCCGAGACGCCTGCGAGGGAGTTGAAGTGCGGGTATCCTGGGCGGAAATCAGGGATTTCATTGACAGGAAGATCGAAGAAGGAGTGCTGAGGTAACCAATGACGCTTCTTGCATCTAGCTGGCAGTGCGACCTTATCAGGGCACTGGAGGGAAGGACCAAACTTAACAATCTGCTCAGATTGAGCGATACGCCCATGTTCGCCATGTGGCCCCAGCGGGAGATCGAGCAGTACTTGGAGCAGAAAACCGGCTGGCCCGCCCTGGAGGTCGGGCAGATCGTCAGCAACTGCCACAAGGCAGCCGAGATCGAGTGCAGGGATTACGACTATGAGGCGGTCTACGCGATCCTGAGGAACATGGCCTCGCGGGTGCTGACCCACCCCCTGGCGATGTCGTGCTGGGGCGGCTTGCTCTGGTATGAGGACCACATGCAGACGCACTACGAGATGGAGGACTGCTACGTCAGCACCTTCCCGAGCGACTACCTGTTTGAGGGACCGTTCTGCAACGACAACGCCCTGGACCGCCGTTTCCGCGAACTGGCCCAGGATGCTGATGAGGTTGGCCGGATCGCCCTCGCCTGTGACCACAGCCTCTTCTTCGGCATCAAGGCCAACAGCCTGCACATCGAGATGCCCTACTCGTCGTCCCTGGACGAGGTCGTGGGTCACGTCGAGAGCGAGATCAAGAGGGTTTTGAGCTACTCGGGCAAACACCCGAGCGAAGTGCCTATGTGGGCGGTGATGTCCAAGAGCGTGGCCGCGAAGTGGGGCATGGACGAGGCCGGCGAGGGCAGTTTTAACACGCCGACGCTGAAGAGCCTGGACGCGGGCAAGGCGAAGCAGGCCGGCCTGGACGCCGCCTACTCGACCACGGTCCTCGATGACAACGAGATCCTCATCGGCAGGAGGCCCAGCCGCCGCCAGCCGGGCATGTACCAGGGCGTGCTGTTGCCGGCTTACCAGAACAAGGGCAAGCTGCACATGGCCTACGCCAGCCGGCTGACCCGGACGGGCGGCTACTCCTACCGCTGCGTGAAGCTGGTCAAGTCTTAGTCGTTGAGTTGCTCTTCAGGGGCCTGATCTGCCTTGAGGCGGCGGACGCGGGCTTTCAGCTTGTTGATGACGACCTCGGTGACGGGGACGAAGTCCCAGCCTCGGGCCTTGCACCATTTGTCGGCTGCATCCCACTTGGCGATGTTGACGGGAAGCTGGGTCTGGTCGGAGGGCTTGATCTCCCAGATTTCGACGTGGCCGTCATCGAAGCGGATTGCCAGGTCCGGGTGATACTTGTGCATCTGCCCCTCAAACAGGTAGGGGATGCCGTCCTTGAACGGCTCGGCCTCGTAGGCGAGGACTTCGTTGAACGCCTCCAGGCACTCGTAGACCTCACACTCCCAGCCCGAGCGGTAGTAGAACTCCTTGCCGTGGTTTTTGACCGAGATGTGGCATCCCTGGCGGAAGCGGGGCTTCCTCGTCTTCTTCTTGCCGGTGGGGCTGATGTCACGCCAGATCAGGGCCTTGGTGGGCTGACCGGCGGTACTGGTCAGCTTCTCGGTCGGGTGCTTGGCCTTGAAATGGAGCTTGATGTCACGGACAGCCGCACCGCACCGGGGCAGCGGGCATAGGACGTAATCACGCCCTTGTTCATGCTTGTCGATGATGTGGGCACGGCAGGACTCGTAGTCGTTGTGGGCGACCCCACAGACGAAGCACTGCCAGCGGCGTGCCCCCTTGTCCGGTTTCTCCGCGAACGGCAGTGTCACGACCTGTCCCTCAGCTTGATCTTGTGGGCACCTTCCTTGCCATGCCTCATGGCCTTGGGCGTCTTGCCCTTGGAGTCGCCTTTCAGCAGACGCTCCTCAGCGGCCTCGTCGCTCATGACGCCGATGTCGTCCAGATCCTTGGATGTGAACACGCTCTCGACCCGCTCGCCCAGGAGGGCACGGCTGAGGTTAACGGCGGTGAAGCTGGCGTCCTCGATCCAGTCCTCGTCCACATCCTCGTCGGGGTGCTTCATCTTGGCGAAGACGATGCGGCTCTCCTCAGGGGCACCGTAGACGTTGCCCTTGTGCTGGAAGAACAGCATGAGATCCTGACCGTCGATCAGGTTCTTGATCTTAGCACGCTTCTCCTCGTCGGCGGTAGCCTCGTCCCACAGGTCGATCCAGTGCCTGAAGGGGCAAAACGATACGTCTTTCTCTCGCATATGATTAGGTAGCGGAGAAGAGGCCAAAAATGACGAAGTACCACTCAACCGAAGAGCGACGGGCAGCCTGCAACCGCCTTACGCGGATCAGACGCCGGAAGTTGCGAGCCAAGGGTAAGTGCATCCGCTGCAAGAAAGACAGCGGCGGCAAGATGTGGTGCCCCGACTGTGCCAAGAAGGCCACCCAGACCAAGGCTTCTAAGTTCTCCCGGCTGAAGGGTTGTGCCAAGCAGAGAAAGATAGACTTCTCGCTGACCAAGGAAGATTTTGAAGTCTGGCATGACCAGCAGAAAAAGGAATGCACCTACTGCTTGGCGACAGAGGAGTATCTGGCAGCCCTGGATGGAGATCCGAAGAAGAAGGTGTTGAGCGTTGACAGGAAGAACAACGGTCGGGGCTACCATCTCGACAACATCTGTCTGGCCTGCTTCAGGTGCAACCACGGCAAGTGTCACTTCTTCACGCACGACGAGTGGATGAGGATAGGCAGGGAAATGATCGCCCCGAGGCTGGACGAATACCACCGCGTGGGCCTAACTAAGGTATGAAGCCAAGTCTTGCAGGGTTCCGGTCGTTCTTTGAGGCCAAGACACGCAGTCTTGACGGCGGCAGCGGCAAGGACACGAAGAACGCCAAGAACCCCGAGAACCACATCGATGCCATGAAAAGGGTGCTGGGGGTGAACCCCGACGACCTGCCGGACATCATACCCACAGGCCCGATCACGATCCGGGGCGTGCAGTACAACCAGGCCACCATCGAACTCAAGAAGCCCATCGAGCCGAACGCCAAGGTTGTGCAGGTCCGCTTCATCCCGTCCGAGGAGTTGAACAGTCCCAGCCTCAATCAGGTGGCCGTCAAGGACGGCCAGAACTACATGGGCAAGCCGATCACCGGCTGGGTGCCTGTGACCATGCAGTGGCTGGCCGAACTGCTCCAGAGGCCGCTCCAGCCGCCTGCGGGCGGCGGTGCGGGCGGACCCCCAGGCATGGGTGGCCCGCCGATGCCCGGCATGATGTAATCAGGCTTGACATCTTAGGCTTAACACCCTAAGATGATGGTGTTTCCCTCACCCAGGAGCCTGAGATGCTGATCTTCCCGTCCGAAGACAAGACGTGTCTGTCCGAACTGTGCCTGATGGTCCGCGACCGCCGGCACGACGAGCTTGAGGCGATGTTTATCGACTGCAAGGTCAAGGGTGACTACGCGGTCCTCAACTACCGGCAGGGGTTGCCCAAGAACCCGCACAACATGCTGACGAGGGGTCTGGTCATCCGGGTCGCGGACGGACAGGTCGTCTCCATGCCGTTCAAGCGGTTCGGGAACCTCGGGGAGGAGATGGTCGGGAACAAGACGGAGGTCGTGTTCTCCGACTGCGACATCCTTGAGAAGTTGGACGGGTCACTTCTGGCGGTCAGTTTCCCTGACGCGGACGTGAACAAGCCGTTGTTCCACACGCGGCGGATGCTGTCCACGGCGGACATGGACGCGGTCAGCACGGCCTTCTCCGGGGAGGAGGAGTTCTCCCTGCTGAGGAATGCCCTGTCGTACATCAGCAGGCTGAACTGGCGGCTTGAACACACCTCCTGCACCTGGGTATTTGAGTTGATCGACCGGGAGAGGCCGGTGATCACGAAGTATACCCCGGAGCAGTTGGGGGTGTACCTGATCGGGGTGCGGAATCTGGAGGACTTCAGCGAGTTGTCCGAGGACCGGCTCGACCGGGAGGCGGTCCTTCTCGGGGCGGGGAGGCCGCGTCGGTGGCCGACCCTGGGGGACGCGGAAGCGGTTCGGGCGATGCTGTCCAGCTTCCCCGATGACTACGAAGGGTTCATCCTTAGGGAGAGGACGACTGGGCGTCGGGCGAAGGTCAAGAGCGACGACTACCTCAAGCGACACCGGCTGCTTGGGCAGATGCTCTACAAGAACTTGATCCCGCTGTGGCTGGAGGGCGAGACGGACGAGATCACCCTCTACCTGCCCGAGACGAAGGAGAAGTTCGCGGAGATCGACCGGCGAATGGGAGAACTGTTCAACCAGTACCTGATCACGGTCGAGGGACTGCTCAAGGGGCACGACTCAAGGAAGAGCCTGGCCCTGTCGATGCAGGCGGCGGGGGTGCCGCGACTGACCCAGTCGCTGGCGTTCGCGTGCTTCGGGAACAAGGACGCGACTGTCGCCATCCATGAGAAAATGGTGACGTGGCCGGTAGATACCCTTCAGGAGCTAATGGCCCTGGAGGATTGAATGCTGACGTTCAAAGAGTGGCTGGCGAAGAACGGGAAGTCTCTGGACGAGGTGGGCACCGGCACGAACGCCGTGGCCCGCTTCACCATGCCCATCGGCGTGAGAGACGCCCCGGAAGCACCGCCGTCGCCGTGGTCCGAGGATGACGACGACAAGTCGAAGCGGAAGAAGAAGTCCAAGAAGTCCTGAGGATGACGAATCGGGTGCGGTCGCACTAGATTAGGTCGGGCATCGCGTTGGGTCCGTTTGCCGTGCGTGCTGCCTCTGGACGACAAGGACTGTTTACTTGTTCCCAACTTGAAACGAGGGGCGACCGCCCCTGCGGTGTGAGAAGCCGACCGTCGTGCCGCAGCAGTGGCACGACGACGAATGTCTCCAGTTACATGGCGGAAGGATCGCCAAACGAAGAACCCCGCCGGGACCGACCCGGCGGGGTTCTTGCGTTGGTCGCAGGAAGGGGGAGGGTGGTTCACGCCTTGACGGGGACGGCGGCGGGCACCTTCTGCTGGATGCCGAGGTTCACGTTCGCGGCCTCCATCTGGGCCTTGTTCTCGGTGATGTCGCTGTGCAGCCGGCGGGCACGCTTGATCAGCTTGGAGGCGTGGGCGGGGTAGAGGGTCTTGGTGATGTCCTTGTCGCCGTACTTGATCTGCTCGCAGTCGCGGTTGAAGCAGATGCGGACGCCGGCTGCGGTGCTGACGATGGCGTTATCGCCATCCGTCTGCCACATGGCCGTCTGCGGGATCAGGTTGCTGATCGTGGTGAAGAGGCTCGTCCTCTGGTCCGCCTGGCCCTTGCCGGCGAACTTGCGGACGTAGTTGAACCCCCCGTAGAGGGCACCACCGATCAGCAGCCACGCTGGGCCGGGGACCATGTTGATGTAGTCGAGGCCGGTCTGGATGTACTCCATCATCTCGTCGTCTCCTGTTGGGGTTTCGTCAACCGCCGGGGGAAATGTACCACGCGAAATGGAACCGCCGCAAGAGGAATTATCTCGGTTACACGAAATGATTTTCTTCATGTAACTTTCCGTCTTGACGCCGCCAGCCCCACCCGCTAGGCGGGCGGGGTGGTCCGGTCCCCTCCGGTGGACATACCATCCTAAGGAGGAACAAAGACCATGACAAGCAAACCGATTTTCACCGCACTGGCTCTGGTAGTCCTAAGTCAGGCCGCACTCGCCAGCACCCCCGACGATTCGGTCAGGCTCGCGGCCAAGGACATCCAGGGCATCCCCCTGGAGTCACGCAACCTCACCCGCTACGTCTCCACCTACAACTTCCCCGAGGACGAGCGTGACGGAGTCGGCAAGGCCGTCGCCTTCACCGTCAACTCCGTCAGCCGCAACAAGAGGCTGGTGGTCCCTGTGTGGGTGGACAAGGAGAAGACCCTCCTGAGGATCAACCTCGGGGCCTACGGGATCGACGCCAAGGTCTACGACAGGCTGGAGGACGACCCGTACTTCTCGACTCGCAGGAACGGGAAGAAGGACGGACCCCTCAAGGATCTCATGAAGGAGACTCTGTCGAACGCCCCTGTCGTGAGGGCCGACTACCTCGTCAACAGGGCACTCGCCGCACCCTTTTACTACCAGTTGCTCGGCGTGAAGGACCGCGACTCCTTCTTGGAGGTCACCTTCACCGACGAGAAGGCGGCGGCGAAGGCACGCACCAACATGGCCGGTGTAGTGGTGACCAGTGCGTTTGCCCTGAACAACCGCAGCATCACCCGAACTCCGTCCCTGATCGGCTACTACTACGAGTCCAAGGACGTTAACACCTCGGTGGGCAGCAAGAACTTCCTCAAGAGGCTGTTTGACGCCGAGTGCGACGAGATGTCCGCCCTGGGAAACCTGCCCAACGGGCTGATCGCCTATGCAGTTTTCGATAAGGAGGGCAAGACGCTCAACTCGATGGACGTGGACATCGCCCTGGACTCCAAGGCGGCGGGCCTGGACAAGGTCGTTCGCAACCCCAAGAGTTGCATGAACTGCCACAGCCAGGGGCCGGTGGACTTCACCTGCGAGGTCAGGCGTCTGGTCAAAGACAAGGATTTCAGTCTCAAGCTCCCCGACGCTAAGACGGCAAACCGCTTTGCCGACCTGTTCTCTACCGACTTCTCAGCCGTGATCCTGAAGGACCAGAAGGCTTACGCCGAGGCCCTGAAGGCGGTCAACGGGCTGGACGGGGAAAAGAACGCGGCACTGGTAATTGGCCTTTACGAAGGCTACGAGTCGCGGCTAAAGTCTCAGGCCGTGATGGCAAGGGAACTGGGCTGCAACATCACCCAGTTGAAGAGGGCCATCGGCCTGTACAACGACGCCACATTCCTGGGAGTCCTCAGGGACAGGCCGGTGAGACGCGACCAGTTCGCGGAGTCCTTCCAAGACCTGTATGCCATCGTTCACGACAAGTGAAATGGGCATGGAAGGGGCTGGCTAGGAAGGCGTCGGATGGGCAAGGAAAGGCTTTGCACTCAACCTGATCCACGACAAGTGAGGGCGACATGGGAGTCGGTGAGAAGCTGTGCTACGAGGCCCGCGAGAAGGTCTACGCGGAGATCGACAAAGAGCGGGCCTATCAGGACGGCAAGTGGGGAGGCACCTCCTTCGATGACACCCAGACCGAGCAGGACTGGGAGAAGTACATCAAGGAGTACTCCCAGGGTGAGGGCCGGGCGGCTGGCCGTGCCTTCCGCGAGCGGATGATCAAGACCGCCGCCCTCGCCGTCGCCGCCCTGGAGTCCCTGAACCGCAAGGAGCAGGCCAAGTAGGTGTGGCAGGGAATGGAGAGCAATGGAGAGGTACGGAACGGAGGGGAAAGGCTTTGCGTTACATCTCAGTCGATATCGAGACGACGGGCCTGGAGCCTGAGATCCACCAGATCATCGAGTTCGCCGCCGTGCTGGACGATCTGGAGGAACTGAGGGACGTGAACAACCTCCCCAGGTTCCACGCCTACGTCCGCCCCAGGGACGGCATCTACCGGGTGTCGGAGTACTGCCTGGGCCTCCACGTCAACATCTGGAAGAAGCTCTCGGGCCACCTCGCCCTGGAGCCTGGCGAGCAGATCGTCTACGACGACGAACTGCCCGGCCTCTTCTGGAGGTGGCTGTCGAAGGTCAACTGGCCCCTGAAGGCCAAGATGCAGCGTGCCACCTTTGAGGCGGTCACGGTGTCCGGCAAGAACTTCGCCAGCTTCGATGAGAAGTTCATCGTCCGGCTCCCGCAGTGGAAGGAGCATGAGATCCGCTTCCACCACCGCAAGCTGGACCCGGCGGTCTACTTCGCCCGGCCCACCGACAAGGTGGTGCCTGACACCAACGAGTGCCTCCAGAGGGCCGGCATCGAGGCGACCACCGACCACCGTGCGGTGGGTGATGCCCTCAACGTCATCCGCCTGCTCAGGGCAGGCATGTTCCCGACCAAGACCTAACCCACAAGGAGTGTCCCCCATGTTCAAGTGGCTCCAGAACCTCGTCGCCGGCCCCAGCCTGAACGAGCAGAAGCACGAATGCCCGCTCTCATGGGAGGGTCCGCCCAAGTACAACCCGAGCGAGGACGGCTACGCCCCAACCAGCGGCGACCACTACGACCCCGAACTCGACATCTACTACGCCCACAAGTACGTCGAGAAGGAGTACCTGATGGCCGAGGCGGTGCTGACGGGGCACTGGACCGACTACTACCCCCTCGCCTGCGGCCCGCTGTGCCCAGGCACGGTCATCGTCAACATCCGCCGGGACAATAAGCGGGTGCAGAGCCTGATCTTCCTCAAGAACGGAGAGTGCCGTGAACTGAGCCGCAAGCCGGCGGCAGTTCACCTCGTCAAGGAGGGTTACCTCGACCATGCGACGGGGCGGATGAGTCTCAAGTGGGGCGGGCAAAACCTGGCTCTGGTCCCCCCCGTCGAACTGGAGATCACTGCCGCCTACGAGTACGACCCCTACACGGCGTCGGCACCGGCGGTACAGACCGGGGCCGACAGCGAGGCTGACTTCATCCTCGACGTGGAGGCCAACTACCCCGTCAAGGATGACAGCGACCGGGGCATCTGCGACGAGGAGTTCCTCGCGGCCCTGGAGGAGGTGGGCGATGACCACGCCCCTCGCGGCTACTTCAAGACCGCCTCGGGGCACACCTTCACCCTCACGGACGAGGGGGTGAACGAGGTCAAGGGGGAGAAAGCCGAGAAGTCGTTCAAGGACTGGATGAACAAGAACGATACCTGGCCCAGCCTGAACAACCCCTACGTCCCGCAGCAGAAAAGGTCCACGCCGCCTCTGGACTCCCAGGACATCTACATGGGCCAGAGGTCCACGACGCCACCCCCGCTGCCGGTCGAGGACGAGGTCGTGGCCGAGGCCGAACTCCTCGATGAGATCCCCTGGGCCGAGGAGGTCGAGGTGGCCCCGCCGAAGCCGACGAAGCTGGACCTCAACGCGGCCCAGGTGCCCGACTTCCCGGCGGTCAACACCCAGAAGCAGGTGCCGGACTTCCCGGTACAGAGCAACCTGCCCAAGGACAACGGCCCGCCGCCGCTGCCCAAGAAGACGCCGCCCCTGCCCCGGCAGAGCGACAACATGCTGTCCTTCGGGGACTGGGCCAACCTCCACGTCAACCTGCCGCCTCAGAACCAGCAGGTGAGCTTCGGGTGGGACTTCAGCAAGCCCCTGCCGATGACGACCCAGGCCCCGAAGTGGGACGACCAACCGCTGTTCAACCCGGTGGACTTCACGCCCCCGGTGTCGATCCCGCAGCAGATCGTTATCACGCCGCCGGCCCCGGCTGAGGTCAAGGTCGAGGCCCCGCAGGAACTGCCCCCGATCACCATCGACTGGGGCAACGTGCCTTACTCTGGCACCTTCCGGTACGACTACGGCTACCCGCAGGGGTCGTCCGGCTCAGACCTGGGGTCGTCCCCCAGCAGCGGGTCGTCCTCGTCGTCCAGCAGCGTCTCGTCCTCGGAGCCGCCGGCCCCGCCGCATGCCGTGTCCAACGTCGGCGGTGTGGTGACCCTTGGCTGCGACTGCATCGTCTGCAAGGGCAAGAACGACAAGTGACCCGCCCCGCCCAGCCCGGTCAGGCCGCGTGCCTGGCCGGGCTTCTCTTTGCCTATTCAGGGTCTGAACCCTGGACCTAAGGAGGATGCCGTGGAATACGTTCTCGACCAGTACGACGCCGCCCTGGAGAAGATCCTCAAGGACGGTTTCATGAAGCCGAACCGGACGGGGGTGCGAGCCAGGACGATCTTCGGGATCATGTCCCGCTACCGGATCGACAAGGGCTTCCCGCTGCTGACCCGGCGGAAGGTGTGGCCCAAGGCGATCTGGGCCGAGCTACTGTGGTTCCTCAGTGGCAGCACGAACAACAAGGATCTCCAGGCCCTGGGGAGCAACATCTGGACGCCCTGGGTGAACGCCGAGTTTGAGGCCAAGCACGGATTCGGGGAGGGCGACCTCGGCCCGGTCTACGGCTTCCAACTGAGGCACTTCGGCGGCAACTACCCGACGAAGGCCAACAAGGAGGTGGCCGACAAGATGGGGATGACCGGCTACTACGGGATGGATGGCTTCGACCAACTCAAGGAGATGGTCCGCCTACTGAAGGAGGAGCCGGACAGCCGCCGGAACCTCTTCAGCCTGTGGAACCCCAAGGACATGAAGAAGATGAGGCTGCCGCCATGTTTCGTCGCGGGGACAATGGTGTCAACCCCCGGTGGACAAGTGCCGATTGAGGAAATCCAGAAGGGAGATTTTGTCCACACGCACGTCGGCGTGAGGGCGGTGAGTGACGTTCATGTAACCCAGTATTCGGGGGAAATGGTCACTCTCAAAGTGGCTTACACCTACGGGATGCCGTGTGTCTGTACCCCTAATCATCCGTTCATGGTCAGGGGCAAAGGTTACACTGAGGCAAAAGACATCCAAGTGGGCGATTACATCGCGTATCATATCAACGGTCGTTCGGATGTTCCTGAGTTCTCGGGTGACATCTATGTGAACCAGCACGCACCGAGGACGAGTATTCGTCTCGACCGACTAGAGCAATGGTATATGCTCGGCTATTTCCTGGGAGATGGCTGGGTCAGCGAGAAGACCAATCGCGTGTGTTTCGCTATCAACAGAGAGGACAAGGCCCGCATCCTGCCGATGATCAGAAATGTCATCAAGGTGAGCAGGAAACCGGGTGGCGGGCCTAACGTGGACACCTACCAGACTGAAAGTGCCAAATGGGCACCTCTTTTGAGGTCGTTCGGTCACAAGGCCCACGGTAAGCGTGTGCCCGGTTGGGTATTAGACGCACCCGCTGATTTACTTCAGGCGTTTTTGGATGGCTACGCTGATGCCGATGGGTGTCCGATCCGCAACGGACACAGTCACACCACTGTTTCCCCCAGGGTGGCTCTGGGTATCCAGCAGATCGCGTGGAAGGTGGGGATGAAAGGCTGCGTCTACAAGCAGATCAGACCAAAAACCACTGTGATTCAAGGGAGGACGGTATCTCAGCGAGACACCTATCTGGTGAACGCACGCCGGCCAGCCATTCGGAGGCACACGGTTCAGAAGGATGGGGAGGGTGTTAAGTACATCCCTGATCAAGGCGTGGTTTGGCTGAGGGTGGAGGGGAGGGCTTCGTGCCTGTCGCCTCAGGCCACTGTCTACAATCTGGCGGTAGACAGTGATCACACCTATGTAGCCAACGGTTTGGTCAACCACAACTGCCACTACACCTATCAGGTGTACGTCGAGGAGGACCGGCTCAGTGGCATGCTCACCCAGAGAAGCTGCGACTTCCCTGTGGGCGTCCCGGCCAACATCCAGTTCTACAGCACGCTGACGATCATGCTGGCCCAGGTGAGCGGCCTGAGGCCCTACGAGTTCATCCACAGCACGGCGGACTCCCACATCTACGAGGACCAGATCCCGGCGGTGGAGGAGTACCTGAGCCGGCCCAAGACGCCCTCGCCCACGGTCGAAGTCGTCCCGGCCAATGACATCCTGTCCTACACGATGGACAACTTCGTCGTGAGGGAGTACAACCCGCAACCAGCAATCAAGGTGCCAGTGGCAGTATGAACAAGCTCTTCCGGGTGACGAAACGGATCGACCCTGAGTGGGGTGCCTCCAGGGTCGAGTTCACAAAGTACTTTGAGGCACCTCAGAAGTCCGACGTGGAGTACTACGTCCGGCAGACCTACGGCAAGGCCGGCTGGTACTCCTACGACCGCGAGGAGATCGTCTACGAGATCGAGGAGGTCGAGCCGATCAAGATCGCAGGGAGGTGTGACGATGACTACTGGTAATCTGAAGCTGATCGTCGCCCACTCTCAGAACCGGGTGATCGGCAAGGACGGCGGCATCCCCTGGAAGATCAGCCAGGACATGGCCCTGTTCAAAGCTCTGACTCAGGGCGGCACGGTCATCATGGGCCGCAAGACGTTCGACAGTATCGAACGCAAGGGCTTGCCCCTCAGGCACAACGTGGTGATCTCCAGCGACCTGCCCCCGGCTTACTTCGACAGCGGCGTGCCCTACTTCGCCAAGGACGTGGAGATCATGCGGTGTCCCTACGAGGCGTTCCACAAGTACCCTCACGCCTGGGTGATCGGCGGCGAGGGGATCTACAAGGCGGCACTGAAGACGAATCAGGTGGAGGTGGTCTACGCCACCATCGTCAACGGTGCCTACGAAGGCGACACCCGTTTCCCAAAACTTGACGGCTGGGAGGGATTCATGTACCTGCGTCGGCCCGAGTGTGAGTTCTGGGCGTTTCGCCCCCAGGGCACGACCGTTTGGCAACCCGCCGGCCCGATCAAGGTGCCATGCGGGCCTTGGCTGGAGGGGCCGATCACCACCTCTTTGTCGCCCGCTTAACCGGCATCGCCGCTGGTGCCGATCACAATAGAGCAGGCCGGGGACCACCCCGGCCTGCTCGCTTACCATGTCACTACGACTGCGTCGGGCGTTTTTGTAGATCGTGTGCTAAACGCTCTGTTGAGACAGGAGGACCGAGATGCAGAGCGTGAACCACTTTCTTGCCAAGCTGAAGAGTCAGAAGAAGCCCCGCGTGCTGGTCGTCGGGGACTGCATGCTGGACGAGTACTATCAGGTAAAGGTGAGCCGAATCAGCCCCGAATCACCGAATATCACCGTTATGGTGTCTGATGACACCCACCCCGAGGCGGTCAGGCCCGGCGGTGCGGGCAACGTCTGCTGCCAGTTCAGGCCATTCGGCGTCCGCTGCGACTTCCTCGGCTTCCTCGATGATGAGGCTTTCGCTTACATGGCCCAGGCTGGGATCGACTGTTCCAATGCCGTCATTTTGCCCGGTGGCGTGCCCAGGAAGAGGCGGTTTTTCCACGGCCAGACCCAGGTCGGCAACAGGTGGGATGTCGAGTCCCTTAACTACGGCCTCCACCCGGACATCCTCACCGACAAGCAGAAGGAGTTGCAGGCGATCCTGGGCAGGATTGCCTGCGATTATGATGCCATCATCCTCAGCGACTACGACAAGGGCGTCTTCTCGGGCACAACCGTGATGCACAAGTTGATGGACCACCCGCTGACAATCGTGGACCCCAAGAAGGGGCCTATCGGCAAGTGGGCTGGCTGCAAGGTCATCAAGCCGAACGCCGCCGAGGCGGCTAATCTGACCGGCCAGCCCTACTGGCACCTCCAGGCCAAGGAGATGAAGGCGGTCACGAATTGCTCGGCGGTGGTCATTACCCACGGCGAGTTGGGCGTCCGCATTTGCGACGACAGCGGCTACCACGAACACACCCCCCAGAGCAAGGTGGTCGCCAACAGCGTCATCGGTGCCGGCGATAGCTTCGCCGCCACTTTGGCGGTGGCGATGTCCCTGGGGATGGGAGTAAGGGAGGCTTCTGAGGTTTCCTACCAGACGGGTGCGATCTACGTTCAAGGGCGGCACAACTCGCCGGTCACCCTGGCCCAGCTTGAAAGCCAGTCCAAGTACGTCGCCCCGGAGGAACTGTCGAGGAGGGAAGGCAAGCTGGTGTTCACGAACGGGTGCTTCGACATCCTGCACGCCGGCCACGTCGAGTCCCTCAGGTTCGCCCGGTCCAAGGGGGATAGGCTTGTAGTCGCCGTAAACAGCGACGAGAGCGTCCGCAAACTCAAAGGGCCTACCAGACCAGTGAACAGTCTGGACGACCGTATGAAGCTCCTAGCGGCCTTAGAATGCGTGGATTACGTCGTCAGCTTCGATGACACGACGCCTCTGGAGTTGATCAAGAAGATCAGGCCGGACGTGGTGGTGAAGGGCGGCGACTACAAGCCGGAAGAGGTGGTGGGGTTCGGGATCGTCCCCGAGGTGGTGATCGCCCCGCTGGTCGCTGAGAAGAGTACGACGAGCCTGATCCAGAAGGTCAGGGGGTAACGACTGAGGGGGTGCCGACCGGCACCCCTCTTCTGTTTCAGTCTCAGTCCATTCACTTGTTCGGCTGGACCGGCAACACCTTGGTCGGCGGTTTGGTAAGGCCCGGCTTGCAGCAACCGTCCTCGCAGCCTTCCTTGGGAGGGCAGGTGCTTGGGCAGGTGCCGTGCGGACAGGGGCACTTCGTGGGCGGGCCGCAGGGGCAGACGGCGGGCTTGCCGCCCGGCTGCTTGTTGACGTGCTTGGCGACCTCCTTGGCGACGTAGTCAACGGCCTTCTCGCCGTAGGGGTACAGTGTGGTCACGGCTGCGGCTACGACCACAATGTAGCTGAGGGTCAGCAGCGTGTAGGCGACACCTCTCAAGAGACTCAGCATGGCTTCTCCTTGTGTTTGGGGGGGCGGCTAATGCCACTCCACACAAGTATAAGAACGACGATGGCGAAGAAACGGTACTCCCGCCAGCAGATCAGGAAACTGATGGATAAGAAGTGCTACTTCTGCCCGCAGGACGACCCCGCCGTCCTCGATTGCCACCGCATCTTTGAGGGCGAGAGGGGCGGCACCTACGACCTGATGAACACGGTCTGCCTCTGTGCGAACTGCCACCGCCGGGTCCACGACGGTCAGATCAAGATCCACCGCCGCTGCATGGCGATGGGCGGGGACAGACTCTGGGTTCTGCACTGCACCATCGACGGCGAGGAGAAATGGCTCTGAGTCGATAGATAAGGGTATGGGGAACTTCAAGTCATTCCGCGAGTGGTTGAGTCTGAGGGAAGACGCCACGGCAAGCATGGGCAACCCTGGCCGGATCGATCCCCAGGCAATGGCCCAGATGGACAACGTGATCAAGGCTGCGAACGTGGACCCGTTCGACGCCGCCTCGGGGGACGTGGAGGCTTCCAAGAAAATCGCCGCCACGGCGGTCCAGAAGGGCGTGCCTATCGGCACCGCCGCCGAGGTCATGAGGCCGGCCCAGGTGAACGCCAAGCAGAAGGCCGACGCCTCCAAGATGAGCGTCCAGAAGGTCAAGACGATGAGGAAGCGGTAAGAATGAAGACCTGGGCCGAGTTCCTGGCCGAGATGGAGTTAAAGCCGGTCAAGAAGGTCATTCCGAACCCTAACGTGAGCCTCCTGCCGGTCTTCAAGGCCCAGGGTCCGTCTGCCGTCGTCCGCCCCCTGACCCCCCTCTCCAAGAAGCTGGGGAACAAAAACCCCACCCCGCGTGGTTCCGCCCACATCAAGTCCGACTGACCACCCTCCAGTAGATCATGGTCGATGAACTGGGCCTCGGTATCACCGTGGTGGCTGAGGCTGATTACACTTTCCTTGATGAGTGGCAGGCGTTCGCCTGCTGGTTCTCCGTGAAGAGGAACATGCCGGACGCCTCCTTCTGCGTCGAGTTGAGCAAGGGCCGCAGACGCGGCGACAAGCAACTCTACCAGTGGGCCAGGCGTGCTGGGGCGACCGTCGTCTCCAGACACCAAGACAGGGTGCCGACAATCCGGGTGCCGTGCCACTCCGCTCTCATCAGGCCCTACGAACCCGAGATGGTCGAGGGGATGAGGGGTTGTGTGCGTCCGTTGGTGAAGGAAGCACGATCCGAGGGCTGGTATTACTGGGTGGACGCCTCGGAATGCGGTCTGTTTCGGAGGTCTGAGTGGCTAGATAGGGCTGACTGCCCTCTCTACATGGCGGATCGGTTCGCCACGCCGGACCTAACCGTTAGCGAGGAAAAAGTCCTCAGGCTCTGGGGCCAGGCAAGCAGCCTCTTTGTGGCAATCTCTAGGGGGTGAAATATGAGCCGCTTCTCGCAGGATGACGACGACGACTTCAAGGACGAACTCGGCCCCTTCTTCGACGCTGACGACGATGAAGACGACGACGGCAAGACCACCTACACGGCGGTATCGGCTATGGACGCTATCCAACTGGACTTGGTCGAAATGGAGATGAACCAGCGTCTCTTAGACCAGGCCATCCAGCACTGCCAGAGCAGTTTCTGGTGGGCGTTCATGGGCGAGGAGTCCCGGCAGAACATGATCGACCGGACCTTCGCCCGCTTCCGCCGTCTGGTGACCTTGGACGACGAATCCGATAAGGAGTGAGATGCCGAACTACAGGTTTGAGTGCCAGGACTGCGGGTGCGACTACCACGAACTGGTGCTGAAGATCGACCCCACGGACGCCTACCCGGACGTGGAGTGCCCCCGGTGCAAGGGGACCAAGAAGACGAGGCTGATGACGACCTGTGCAGCAGTGATCTTCACCAACCCCAGGGGCACCAGCAAGGGCGACAGCTTCACCTATGTGGCAGGGTACAACATGAACCAGGCCCAGGAGGAGCGTCGGAGGGCCGAGGCGATAGCCGACAACCCTAACCCTTACAATGCTATTGACGACCTGTCCTCGGGCGAGTACTTCGGGGAAGTGAAGTAAGCACCGGGTGCAATTTGGAAAGCCCGCGACTCTCTTGACTGAGGGTCGCGGGCTTTTTCATTGGGTTGTCCGATTTTGCCTGAGCGAAGCTCTTATGAAGGGCAGGGCGACCCCTAACACACCGGGCAATTCCTTCCTTGAGGGCGACTGATGGCACAGACAACTAGCCAGTTGGATAGGTGGGCGAGCAAGTTCGACCGCCAGTTGTACAACGAACTCCACCGTGAGATGAGTTTCGGGGAGTACCTCGACCTCATCTACGAGAATCCCAAGCTGATCCGCACGGCTTACCAGCGGATCTACGACATGATCATGTCTAAGGGCTGTTACGAGTACGAGGAGTACCGGAAGAAGCTCGTCCATTACAACTTCTTCGATGACGAGAAGATCCCGATCTTCGGCATCGAGAACGCCCTGGACGAACTGGTCAAGTTCTTTAGGGGAGCCGCCGGCGGCTACGGCACCGAGAAGCGTGTGCTGCTGCTCCAGGGTCCGGTGGGTTCCGCGAAGTCCACGATCTGCCGGCTCCTGAAGAGGGGCATGGAGAAGTACAGCCGCGAAGAGGACGGCATGTGGTTCTCCTACAAGTGGGTGAACCTGCCGACCGGGCCTGACGGCGTGTTCGTTCAGGACACCGACATGAGTGTAATGAACGACGACCCGCTGAAGCTGGTCCCGCTGGACTTCCGCCAGGACATCCTTGACGAGATCAACCAGAAGGTTCTGGACGAGACGCCCCCGGAGAAACACAAGGAACTCTACACCCTTCGCTGCGACGGGGAGATGAACCCCCGCTGCGAGAGGTTCATGAGTGAACTTCTGGCCCGCTACGACGGCGACTGGAGGAAGGTCGTGGACAACCACATCGTGGTGGTCCGGCGGACCTACTCCGAGGCCAAGCGTATCGGCATCGGCACTTTCCAGCCGAAGGACGAGAAGAACCAAGACGCCACCGAACTGACGGGCGACATCAACTACCGGCAGTTGCCACACTACGGCTCGGACTCCGACCCGCGTGCGTTCAACTATGACGGCGAACTGAACGTCGCTAACCGGGGGCTGGTCGAGTTCATCGAGATCCTGAAGCTGGACGAGGCGTTCCTGTACGACCTGCTGGGAGCCAGCCAGGAACAGCAGATCAAGCCGAAGAAGTTCAGCCAGATCCCGGTGGACATCGCCATCATCGGCCACACCAACCCGCCCGAATACGAGCGGTTGAAGAACAACCAGTACATGGAGGCCCTGAGGGACCGGACGGTCAAGATCGACATCCCGTACCTCCTGAAGTGGAAGGACGAGATCAACGTCCTGAAGCAGTCCTACGGCCCCCACAAGGTCCGCCAGCACGTCGCCCCTCACACAATCGAGATGGTGGCCCTCTGGAACATCCTCACCCGCCTGGAGGACGACAAGGAGGGCAAGCTCGATCTGGTGCAGAAGGCCAAGTTGTACAACGGCGAGATGCTTCCCAGCTACACCCCCGACTCCGTGAAGGAGTTGATGGACAAGCACCCGACCGAGGGCATGCACGGCGTGTCGGTGCGGTACGCCCAGGACAAGTTCGCCAACTGCCTGGCTAACCACCACCCCTACGTCAACGTCTTCATGGTGCTGGACGAGATCCGCGAGGGCCTCGATAGCTCCAGCCTGATCAACCGCAAGGAGGAGCTAGGACGCTACCTGGCGGCGGTGGATCTGGTCATCAAGGAGTACACGGAGATCGTGAAGGACGAGGTCCGCCGTGCCCTGGTGGGCGACGAGGAGAGCGTCATCAGGCTGTGTGCGAACTACATCGACAACCTGATGGCCTACGTCCACAAGCGGAAGATCCGCAACAAGGTCACCAACCGTGACGAGCCGCCGAACGAGCGGCTGATGAGGAGCATCGAGGAGAAGATCGAGGTGCCGTCCGGCGGCATCGATGACTTCCGCAAGATGATCTCCTCGTTCATCGGTGACCTGAGCCTGAGGGGCGAGCAGTTCTCTTGGAAGAGCAACTCGGAACTGCGGAAGGCCCTTGAGGCGAAGCTCTTTGAGGACACCAAGGACCACATCAAGCTGTCCACCCTCAGTGCCGCCGGTGCGTCGGTCGTCCAGCCGGACATTCAGGAGAAGATCGACGCCCTCAAGTACCGTCTGATCAAGCAGTACGGCTACAACGAGGAGTCCGCTCGGGACGTGCTTGAATTTGTCGGTTCCATCTACGCTCGCGGCGAGATGGCTGACGAGAAGTAATGCAGTGTTTAGTCATGCCTGTATCTGCCTGCTTACGATACAGGCATGACTACCACCAAAATCTGCACGTCCTGCAAAAAGGAACTGCTCAGAGAGTGTTTCCACAGAAACCGCTCGCGGCGTGATGGGCTGACCTCTACTTGCAAAGGATGCAACGTCGCCAGAGCTAAGACCTGGGTGAAACGCAACCGCGTTCGCCACAACCGTAATTGCAACAGGGCGAAGACCAAGATCAAGACAGAGGTCTTCTCCCACTACTGCGAAGGCGAGATCCGATGCAAGTGCTGCCCCGAGACGGATCTCAATCTCCTGACGATAGACCACATAAATGGTGGTGGTGGGAGGCACAGGAGGCTAACAGGAATGAGGACTGGTCACAATGGATACGGGTGGCTCAAGAGAAACAAGTACCCCGAAGGGTTCCAAGTGCTTTGCTGGAACTGCCAGTTCAGGAAGCGTGCCCAGGAAATGATGAACAAGAACCCAACCGAGAGGCAACGGCAGACCAGAGACTACAGCCAGTCGATCAAGGCTCAGTGCATGGAGCGGTACGGACAGACCTGTCCCTGCGGCGAGGCTGATATGGTGGTCCTTACGCTTGATCATGTCAATGACGACGGTGCAGCCCACCGCCTAAGCACTGGCACCAAGGGCTACGCCTTCTACCTGCATCTGCGTAAGCACGGTTTCCCTAACGATCCACCATTGCAGGTGCTGTGCCTGAACTGCCAATACCGGAAGAGGGCTAAAAATGAGGGAGAGGCGAAATGGGCAGGCGAATTGACGAAGACCACAAGCACTTCATCGACGTTGTCGGCGGCAAGTTCCGCAAGGAACTCAAGAGGCTGTTCCGCACAGGCGACGTGTACCGCCTGAAGGGGGACAAGCACATCCCCGTCCGTCTCCCGAAGATCGACACGCCCCACCTGACCTACGGCGACCCCGACACCGGCATCAAACGGGGACCGGGGAAGCCCGGCGACGTGATCGGTCGTGACCCCAACAAGGGCAAGGGGAAGGGCAGCCAGGCCGGCGACCAAGAGGCGGACGGCATGATCGTCCATGTGGACATCGACCACGTCCTCGACCTCTGGGCCGAGGAGCTTGAACTGCCGGACATCAAGCCGAAGGACCAGCGGACCTTTGAGAGCTTTGAGATCAAGTACACAGGCATCAGCAATATCGGCCCCGAGTCGCTGAGGCACAACCGCCGGACGTTCCTCCAGGCGATCAAGCGGCTCGCCGCCTCGGGCGATCTGGACAAGCTCCAGATGCTGCCCGGCTGCAAGGAGCCGATGAGGGTCGTCACGCCGATCCGCTCGGACAAGCGATACCGCATGTACGAGGAGCATGAGATCCCCAACAGCAGTGCGGTGATCATGTTCGCACGCGACGGCTCCATCTCGATGGATGAGCCTAAGTGCGAGGTCATCACCGACATGGCGTTCTGGATCGAACGGTGGATCAAGCGTTTCTACGAGAAGACGGAGACGTGCTACTTCTGGCACGATACGGCGGCTAAGGAGGTGGACCGCGACACCTTCTACAAGCTCCGCTACGGCGGCGGCACCAAGTGCAGTTCGGTATTCAAGCTGATGGCGAAGCAGTTTGAGAACCGATTCAAGCCCGAGGCCAACAACATCTACGTCTTCTACTTCTCGGATGGCGAAAACCAAGAGGACGACAACCAGACGCTGCTGGAAACCATCAGCAAGGAGATGCGGCCCGGCGTGGTGAACATGCTCGGCATCACTCAGGTATTGTGCTGGAACTACTCGACCAGCGTCAAGCGGTTCATGGAGGACCGCCTTGAGGACACCCCTCAGTTGGACAACATCCGCATGGCGTCTATTGGACCCGAGACTTCCCCCGACCCCAAAGGCGGCTGGGGCGAGACGCCGAAGTTGACTGAAGAGGAGAGGAACAAGGCCATCGATGAGGCCATCCGCACGTTGCTCGGCAAGAAGGCCGGGTACAACATCTGAGGACACCGTGCCATGAGCAGCAAGTTCTTCTATGGACCATCCCTCCTTGAGGGCAACAACACCACGCCAGGGCTGCAACTCTCAGAGGAGGAGAAGAAGTACTTCTCCATCACCCTGAAGAAGTGCCAGGACTGGGGCCTGGACTTCTTCCCCACGGTGATCCACAAGTTGACCGGCTCGGAGATGAGCGAGGTCGCTGCCTACGGCGGCTTCCCCATCCGCTACCCCCACTGGGGCTGGGGCATGGAGTACGAGGGCTTACAGAAGGGCTACGAGTACGGCATGCACCGCATCTACGAGATGGTCATCAACAACGACCCCTGTCATCTCTACCTGCTCAACACCAACCCCCTCATGGACAACATCCTAGTGGTTGCCCATGCGACGGGTCACAACGATTTCTTCAAGAACAACCTGCACTTCCAGCACACCGACCGGCACATGATCGACACGTTTGCCAACCACAGCAAGCGTATCCGCCGATACATGGAGCGTTGGGGCAGGGAGAAGGTCACCCAGTTCATCGACCACGTCCTCAGGATCGACACCCTGGTGGACTACTCCAAGGCGTGGGAGCAGCGTGAGATCAGGGACGTGGTCATCAGGGACCGCCGCGAGGTCGAGCAACCCAGGAGGCTGAACGTCCCCCAGGACCGCCTCTATATGGAACCCTGGCTCAACCCGAAGAGGTTCCGCGATCAGGAGAACGAGCGGATCTCCAGAGAGGAGACTGCCAGGGATCTCGGCCTGTTCAGCGAGCCGACCAAGGACATCATGGGCTTCATCAGGGACTACGCCCCGCTCAAGCCCTGGCAGTCCGACATCATGGCGATGCTCTACGAGGACGCCATGTACTTCGCCCCCCAGAGGGCGACCAAGATGATCAACGAGGGCTTCGCCTCATGGGTGGACTACCACCTCATGACGAAGGAGGGCCTCGTCAGCCTGGGGCAGCCGACCCACGACTCGGGCATCATCCAGTACGCCCTCCACAAGACGGCGGTGCTGGGCGGCAAGTACTCCCTCAACCCCTACAAGATCGGCTACATGCTCCTCTGCGACGTTGAGGAGCGTTGGAACAAGGGGCAGTTCGGTGACGAGTGGGACAACTGCCGTGACGCTAAGGCCAAGGAGAACTGGGATCGTGGCCTGGGCCTTGGCAAGCAGAAGGTGTTTGAACTCAGGAAGTACTACAACGATGTGATCCTCCTGAACGAGTTCTTCACCCAGGACTTCTGCGACCGCAACGAGTTCTATATGTGGCGTCACTTCCCCTCAGGGGAGTACAAGATCGAGACGCGGGACGCCAAGGTCATCAAGCGTCGTCTCCTCAAGCGGTACATCAACGGCGGCTTCCCCGACATCCGGTTGGTCGATCCTAACCACCGGGGCCGAGGCTGGATGTTCCTCCAGCACTACTGGGACGATCAGGTTCTGGACGAGAGGAACGCCCGCGAGACGCTCACCAGCCTATACTTCCTTTGGGGCAAGGAAGTGTGCCTAGCCACCAAGAACGAGAACGACGAGGAGCTTGTGTTCTACTGCTCGGGCCTGGACCCTGAGAAGGACATCCTCCTCATGGCCCGCGAAGAGTACGAGAAGCGGTGGCGATGAGTATCAACTGGCCCGGCGAAATCAAACATTGCCACCACTGCGGCATGTGGCACTCGGGGCAGTGCCCCAGGATCAAGTCCGCCGAGTACTACCCGGACGGCACCCTCAAGAAGGTCGAGTACTTCGACCAGACGCCGCCCGAACCATACGACCACACCGACGTGACGCAGAGGACGTTCTGATGTCTGAGTTCAAGAGGGTTAAGTGGCTGATCGAACCCGAGGTCTTCAACGGCGAGATGGACCACTTTATCGACGCCCTTGAGGAGACGGGGACGGACCACGTCGCGGTGCAGTTCGGCAAATCCTACGACCACTACCTCAGGCAGTTACACCCCTACGACTGCGTCGTCTTCCACGGCGGCTTCCAGTTAGCCAACCTGGCGAAGCAGGCCAAGGTGTTCCCAGGCATCTGGTGTAACCTCGGGGAGTTCGACTGCCTGAACTACTACCCCAGGTTCAGCCGCTTCCTGTTCAACGAGAGCTACGAGATGCACCGCTGCCATTCGTACAGCATCCTCAGGGAGGCGGTCACGACCTGGGGCGGGGCCTTCGTCAGACCGACCGGGGCTGACAAGCTCTTTGCCGGTGACGTGGTCCGCAACCGGGACGAACTGGACGTGCTGACTAGCCTGTGGCGGGTCAAAGGGTTGGTCGAGAGGAACACGCCGGTGATCGTCGCCAAAGCCAGGAAGATCCTCAGGGAGTGGCGTCTGGTCATCTGCGGCAAGAAGGTGGTCGCCGCCTCACAGTACAAGAACGAGGGGAGGCCCGACCGCCAACGCGGTTGTCCCGACGAGGTCGTCAACTATGCGAACTACATCCTCAGCGAGGTGTCGTTCAACCCACACCCCGTCTGGGTGATGGACATCTGCGAGTCCCAACACGGCACGTTCGCCCTGATGGAGGTTGGCCCGTTCTCCTGCTGCTGCCTCTACGAGTGTGACCCCATGAAGGTCATCCCGGCGGTTAACGAGGCGGCTCTGGCCGAGTGGTTTTCTCAAGTGGAGATGATGGCGTAATGGCTAAGACAGTGTGCCTCGATTTCGATGGCGTGATGAACACATATTCTGGTTGGAAGGGCGAGGACGAGTTGTTTGAACCTCGGGAGGGCCTGGGAGACTTCCTCAGGAAGCTCCAATCCGCCGGCTTCAACGTCGTCGTCCACAGCACCCGGCCCGCCGAGAAGATCAAGAAGTGGCTGGGCGAGCGTGGCCTGAACAACCTCGTATACTCGGTCGTGGACAAGAAGCCGATGGCCGTATGCTATCTGGACGACCGGGGAATCCGTTTCGACGGCGACTTTGACGCCGCGTTTGAGGCCATCAGGACGTTCAAGGTATACTGGGACAAGAAGGGGTGAGCCATGAGGTGGGTCGTGACCGATCCCGTTGACCCATCCACCAGGGTGGGCGAGAAGAAGGTCGAAGAGGAGTTCCTGTTGCTGCCATGCACTCTGCCCAGGGCGGACGGCCAGAAAGAGTGCCGCTGGTGGGAGATTGCCAGGATCGAGTACGAGTGGGGCGTGGACGGCTACCGGGGCAGTGACGGCGGTGGCTACCCGACCTACGGCTGGCGGGCGATGCGGTTCGTCAACTAATCCCTACATAAGGGCATGAAGAAGTTCCGCGAATGGCTGTCCCTGAGGGAGGACCGGGGCACCTCGGGCAAGCAGGGCCTTTACCCCCCTCTCTATCACCAGGCGGCGAACTACCCGCCCGCCGACGTGATCACATGGCCCGCCGACGCGATCACCTATATGAGCGATTAGGACCGCAACTTCAAGTTCCTCGATAACTGGCCCCCGAAGCCGAACAGGGCCAAGGGTGCCCACGGAGCCAAGACGAGGTCCGACTGATGAAATCTGATTTCCTCGACATCCTGAAAGCCTACGGCCCCGACTTCTACCTCAGCCAGCCGTTCGCCGGCTTCGCCTACGAGATATCGACCCTGGTGGCCGAGCGGTCGAACATCGAGGTCAGGAAAGCCGCCCTGAGGAAGGAAGAGGAAGCCCTGAACGCCAAGGTCAAGAAACTCCGCGACGACATGGTCGAGAGGCTCAAGACCTCCTGGGAAAACTGCGGCGACGGCTGATCGATGACGATGACTCTGGAATCCTAGACACCTCCTGTCTACACTCAAGCAGGAGGTGTTTTCATGTCTACAGGTATCAGGTTGAGCTACGAGGAAGTCGCGGCGTGCTTCCGGTCCCAGGGTTGCGAACTTCTGGAAACCGATTACAAGAACGCACGCACCAAGATGCGTTATCGCTGCTCCTGTGGCAACGAGAGCAGCATTGTCTTCGACAGCTTCAAAAGGGGTAACCGCTGCCGCGTCTGCGGAGGCAAGAAGAACTCCAAGAAGCAGAGCTTGACCCATGATGAGGTCGCGGAGTATTTTCGCTCTCAGGGTTGCGAACTGCTCGACCCCTACCGGGGCAGCAGGGTGCCGATGAGGTATCGCTGCTCCTGTGACCGCGAATCCACCATCAACTGGAACAATTTCTACTCCAAGGGTAAGCGGTGCTGGGAGTGTGGCAGAGCCAAGATCCGTGGTGAGAATCACTACGAGTGGCGGGAGGACAGGGAGGTTGTCAAACTGGACTATCGGTTCCGCCACTGCTGCTATAAGATGCTGGCCTACGCGATGAAGCAGGCCAAGGCCGGAAAGAAGCAGGGCAGGACCAAGTCGTATTTGGGGTACGACTGGCCTGATTTGCTTAGTCACATACAGGGGTATCCAGATTGGCCTGAGGTCAGCAAGGGTGAGTGGCACATCGACCACATTTTCCCGATAAAGGCGTTCATTGACTACGGCATCACCGACATGGCAGTTATCAACTGCTTGGAGAACCTGCGGCCTCTCCCAGGCACCGAGAATATTCGCAAGAATGCAAAGTACGACCGCTCTGCGTTTGAGCGGTGGCTGACATCCAAGGGCATCTCTTTCAGAAGAGACATATGACGATGAAAGGAGGGCCAATGAAGATGGAATGCACTGGTTTTGAGCATCTCCATCTTCATTAGCCACACCGACTTCAGCCTCCTCGACGGCTACGGCATGGTCGAGGAATACGCGACCAAGTGGAAGACCTACGGGAACAACTTCCTGTGCGTGTCTGACCACGGTATGATGGCCGCAATCCCAAGACAGATCAAGGCTTGCGAGCCGTCCGGCAAGAAGGATGACCCGCTCAAGGACAAGCGGCTGGAGCCGCTGTTCGCGTCGGAACTGTACGTCAACCCCCTCCAGATCGAGGTGGACTCCCCCGAGCAGTGGGAGAAGTACAAGAAGAGCCTGGACCCGGCCAGCCTGAAGAAGCTCTCCAAGAAGGGCTACCACCTCCTCGCCATCGCTGAGAACAACCTGGGCTACGAGAACCTCGTCAAGCTGTCCAGCCTCGCCTGGACCAAGGGATACTACTACGGCAGGCCCAGGCTCAACCATGAACAGCTTCAGAAGTACAAGGAGGGGATCGTTTTTACGTCCTGCTGCTACGCCTCCGAGATCGGCCAGGCTTACGCCGAGGGCGGGGAGGAGGCCGGCTTCGCTATGGTCGAGCGGTACATGGCGATGTTCGGCCCTAAGCAGTTCTACCTTGAGATCATGATGCTGGACTTCAAGCTCCAGAAGGACTACGACCGCTTCATCATCAAGGCCCACCTCAAGTACGGCCTGCCGATCATCCTGACCAACGACGTTCACTACTGCAACCCGGAGGACAGCAAGTACCAGCGGCTTCAGCTTATGGTCCAGACCAACACGACCATGCGTGACCTGCAAAAGCGGTTGCTGGAGTCCGACTCCGACGACGTGTTCGTCCTCCAGAGCGAGTCCCTCAGCATGAAGACTGAGGAGGATCTCGACAAGTACTGGATGGTCGAGTACGCCGACGCTATCGACTACGAAATCTACAAGGAGGCGAAGCGGAACACCGTCCGGGTCGCCAACCGCTGCAAGGGCGTCAAGCTGGACCGGAGTGTCAAGCTACCCAAGATCGAGGACGCCAACGAGAAGCTGTTTGAGGCGGTCAAGATGGGGGCAATGGCCCGCAACTTGCCCAAGAACTCGGCCTACACCGACCGCCTCAAGGAGGAGTACAGCCTCATCTGCCGCAAGGAGTTCAGTTCCTACTTCCTCATCGTGCAGATGATGACGAACGAGGCTAGACGGATCAGCCCCCAGTTGTTAGGCTGGGGCGACGGCTCGGAGGCTGTCGGCCCAGGCCGAGGCTCGGCGGTCGGCAGCCTGGTCTGCTACTGCCTGGGGATCACCGACGTGGACCCCGTCCGGCACAAGCTGCTGTTCAAGCGGTTCCTCAGCGAGGCCCGAGGCGGTCGCTCCATGAGGCTCCGCTTCAAGGGCAAGCCCGTACCACGACCCAACATCGCCGCCTGAACAAGGAGGATCAGCAGTGTCCGTTCAAATCATGTACGAACGAGGGATGCACCTGGCCGCGAAGATCAAGTCGGCGTTCTTCGACAAGAATGCCGTCACCGGCCTGGAGATCGCGGACTGGCTGGAGGAGAACGGGCGGGAGAGGGATATCCTCGACCTGAGGGAAGCCGCCCTGAACTGGCTGATTTGGGAGGACACCCCGGAGGACTTCGACAGCCCCGAGAAGAGGCAGGCCCTGTCGAGGTTCAAGAACGCCCTCCTCGATGTGGATGAGGAGGCTTCCAGGGCGATGTTCTGCTTCAGCTTCAGGGATCGGTGGAAGAAGACCGACCTGGGCGGCGGCAGGTACAAGTGGGAGCAGAAGAAGGAGGAGCGAGTGACGCCCAACGGAACCATCCTGCCTCAGGAGTGAACATGGCCGGACCAGCCGATGAGTTCATCAAGCAATACGAGACGTGTGTCGCTTACAACGACTTCGGGTTCTACTTCCGGCACCCCATGCCCCGCAAGGAGTGCCAGGAGTGGGTCGATAAGTGGAACCAGTGCAAGGGCGGACGCTGGGAGGTCCGGCGGCTGGCGGACTACAAGGACCACTTCGACACGCTGAACGCCAGGGGCGTGACCCACGGTGGCGACGGCAGCAACCTGCCGTACTGGCCCTGGCCGTAAAATCCCCGGATTCCATGCACGCGAGAGCCTCCAGCCGGCCATACCAAGGTAGCTGGGGGTTTTTCGCGTTTTCCATGCACACTTGGGCCTCCTGGCGGACATATCCATATGTCGCCCGACGTTCCCCGGAGGAACCATGATCGAGCCAACCGCCGAAGAGATCCTCGCTTACCGTGCCGAGCATGAGCCGATCATCGCCCGACTCAAGGCTCTGCTGGTCCAGACCGAGGCCGACCGCGACCTGATCTCCGTCAACAAGAAGACCTGCGACTGCTGCGGTAGAGAGAACTACGAGGACTGGAACCGCTGGCTGGCACGGCAGCACATGAACGCGGCCCTCAACAGCATCGCCAAGACCATCGAGAAGCTGGAGAAGCCGCCATGCAACCAGTGGGAGGATCGCCGCGAGAAGCGGCAGAAGGAGATGGAGGAGAGATGATCACAGAGATCACTGAGGTGCTGGACGGGCTGGACTACACGCCCACCCTGGACGTGGAGCCGGCCCCAGGCTGCTTCAACTTGCCGGGTCACCACTGCTATCTGTTCCGCTACTGCTACGCCTAGTTTGTCATCGGGCGAAGGCGACCAGCGTACTCCTTTCGGACAGGGCCATTCCAGGCCCTGAGAAACCGAAGGTGTACCATAAAACTCGTCAACCTGACCCCGCACGACATCGTCCTCCAGGCCGAGGACGGCACCCGCACCACGGTCCCGCCCAGCGGCAAGCTGGCCCGCGTTGTCGCGGAGCCTGGAGTCCCTACGACAACGATGACTATCGGGCACGGCACGCCCCTCAAGCTGGAGGGCGTGCCGGTCCCCGTTTACACCCCGAACAGGTGGGGCGTCGTGGAGGGGGTGCCCGAGCCGGACGGCGAGAGTCTCTTCATCGTCTCAGCCCTGGTCGGCCAGAGGCTGAAGAGGCCGGACCTCGTCATGCCTGGCACCGGGCCTGGCGAAGGTGCCGTTCGCAAGGACGGCCAGATCGTCGCCGTGACCCGCCTGGTCCAGACGGGCTGATGCCTACATAACGGCATGAAGACCTTCCTTGAGTACTACCACCAGCGTGAGCGGCTTCAGACCGAAGTTGCTCACTGCTCCCTTGGCGATAGCGGCGGCGACAGCATCGCCCTCAAGGGCGTCCGGGGGGTGGACATGCTCGACATGCAGTTTGAGACGTACTGGTTCGTGCGGGAACTGAGGGGTGTCGCATCCTTCTGGTCGAAGATGCGAAACGACACCCCTTTCGTTGCCGAGATCCCAGGCGACCCCGAGGGCCGTTTCATCATCCACCGTGGGTACTTCGATACCCACGTCGGGTCCAGGGAGGACGCCCAGTCGAGCGGCTACCCGAAGTGTCCCAAAGGCTGGGAGATAGCCGCCGACGTGATGGGGATGAACGGCGAGTACGTCGTAGGGGACGGCGTCAACCTGAAGCAGAAGTTCATGGCCTCGACCGAGGACATTCCTTTCCCGCCGGACGACGCCGCCCTCATGAAGCTCGGGGCCGCTTAGTCCACGAACGTGTAGGTGGCGTCGAAGAACTCGCGGCGGACGACCCAGATGTCCGTGTGGTCCGCCGGCTTGCGGAAGACGTAGTCGCCCACGCGGCCCGTTGACCGTTTAGGACTGGACCGTTTACCGTCTCATCATGGACGGCTGAGGGGCCTGGGCCATCGGCCCGCCGGGCTGGGGGCCTGCGGAGCCGCCCGGTGCCCCAGGTTGGCCGGGGACGTTAGGACCGCCGCCGACCGGCACCGGCTGGACGCCGCCGGGGCCGTCGCCCTGGTTCATGTTCTGGTCGGGCACTTTGGGTTTCTGGCCGGGGCCTGCCGGGCTGCCCTCGTCCTCCTCATCCTCTTCCTCCTTGTCGATGG